CGCTGACCGTTGGGGCAAGCCCTATGTGGCAGTTCTCCCAGCCCGTAAAGCCCCCGGTGAAACCACTGTGACCCGTCATGCTGTTGTCAAGCTGGCCTGATCCATCCCTTCCCTCAACCCACTGGAGACTGTCATGTCCGAGAAAGTTACAACCCTGCCTTACATCGCCCCGAAACGTCGCCGTACCATCGAACCTTCCCGCTTCGTTGTCAAGTGGATACAGGGCGACACCATGTACTTCCAATGGTTCAAGCGGGACTCTGCTGCTTGTGCTTTCCTCAACAAGCTGTTGGATGCTGGCCTTGAAGCCCGTGTCCTGATGAAGTGAGGTCTGCCATGACTACAGATCGTACTGTTACCCTCAACCTCACCAGTGAGGACATGATCCAAATCGCTGAATCCATCGGCACTTGGGACAAACTGTGGACAGCCATTGGCTATCTGTCAAGTTGGAACCTGAGCTATCCCAACGTCGTCATCTACCGGGAACCCAAAAGCCCTGATCTGGTGGCTGTGTACAGCGACACTGAACGCAATGTCAAGTATGTCATCGGTGCCGTATGGCATGAAGACCACTACGGCTTTCACAGTTAACTGACAGCCCAGCTTACAGCCCATCACGGTGGGCTGTGGGATGCACTGTCGCATCGTTCAATCGGAGCTATTGCCATGAAGATTGCCAACCGAGATGCCCGTGAATGGGTAGTGAAACAGCACCCGTTTCAGGGTTCCAACATGTTTGCCGAGTTCTTCTGTCCAGACCCCAAGGACAGCACCGAGGGTCAGAATGGCTACGTGGTGTACAGCTACGGCAAGCACTTCCCGATGTACATCTGCCTCCACCTTGGGGGTCGTGACATCTGGTTTGCCAACGAGGACAAGTACAGCCGCTCTACCACCCGGCACCAATCCCAAGCTCGGCCCATCTGGGACGGTACCCAGATGCACTGGCTGTCCACCGAGTGGATGCTGCGCATTGTCAGAGGGGGCTATCGCTCCATCGCTCAACAACGTGTTGTACAGGGGGTGTCGCTGTGACCAAGGACGAACTGATCGAGAAGCACCGCCACTGGAACGTGGAACACATCGACTGGTTGGACAGCACCTACGACTACTTCAAGGAGCGGATGACAGCCATCGGCATCAGCGTGGATGAGATGTACTTCAGCGGCTTCTGGTCACAGGGGGACGGTGCCTGCTTTGAGGGCAGTGTGTCCGACTGGGGGCTGTTCCTCGGCTCTCTGGGCTACACCGACAAGGTGCTGATCCAACATGCGATGGATCACTTCAGCTTCAGTGTCAAGCACAGCGGCCACTACTACCACGAGAACTGCACCAGCTTCTCTGCTGACCTCTGCACTCCGGCTTCTGCTGCTGATGAGGACTTTGCAGAGCGGTATGGCCCCTACCCTTGGGACGCTGACGACGTGAGAACCAAGGCATGGCTGGCGCTGCTCAACAAGTACGACAGCACCAAGCTGGAGGACGAGTTCGAGGAAGCGTTCAAGGATCACATGCGGCAACTTTACAAGGACTTGGAAGCTGAGTACGACTACTTGACATCCGACGAGGTGGTGTGGGAATCACTGGAGGCCAACGAGATGACAGACGAACTGGAGGAAACATGCGAGTGATCTGCCGCTGTGGGGATGATGTCCCTACCAAACGTGCCCTGCTGGGCTACAGGACATGCCTGTCCTGTGGTGACAAAGCAGCGAGGGAGGTGCGCCACACTGTGGCCCCTCTCAACAAGTCCAACTACATGCTGTTCACTGACCCTGAACTGCTCAAGCAACTCAACCCAAAGAGGACATCGTGACTGACACCAAGCCACTATCACTGACCTACGAGGAGCGGCAAGCCGTGGAGGTACTGCGCAAGTCCATCTCCCGTGGAAGATTGCAGGTACTGGATGCCATCTACCGTGACCTCAGCAAAGCAACGATAGGTCACGCCTTGGTCGCTGCCAAGAACGAACTGAATTTCAACCTACAAGCTGTTCAGGCACTGCAAGCTGCGACAGCCAGGCTACTGGAGACGAAATGAAACAACCTTACATCCGACCCTTCGGCAAGCCCATCCGTGAACCCTTGTGGCAACGTATTGCCAAGTGGGTGGCGACTGTCGCAGTGGTGACAGCCTTCGCTGTACTGGGGGCCGTCCTTCTGCTCGAATGGATGGCTGGCTGTGGTGAAACCTACATCGACTCCAAGGGGGTACGACATGCAAACGAGTACATCTTCATCAACCGATGACACCCAACCACTGCGGCTTTACTGCCTGCGGTATGGCAAGTACGGCCCGAAGGTACGTGATTCCAAAGGCCACTTCATCTACTTTGACGACAAGGAGAGAGCGAAACGCAACAGAGACGAACTGAACACCGGGCTGGATCAGCCCATCTTCGTGGTATCCCACGGCCCCGACCATAAACCCAAGTCCGAAAGGAAGTAATCATGCGAGCCACCCTTCTGAAAGAAACCATCAAGTCCCTGTTCCCCATCACCCGTACCCTGTCCATCGAGGGTGCTCCCGGTGGTGGTAAGACGACCATCGTCCATGAGGTTGCACAGGAACTTGACATCCCCTGTATCGAACGTCACATGCCGACCATGCTGGTCGAGGACTTCGGTATCCTGTTCCCCAACGGTGACGACAAGCTGCACTACAAGCTGCCCGACTGGTTCCCGGTCAAGGGCAAGGCTCCAGAGCGTGGCATCCTGCTGTTCGATGACCGCAACCAAGCTGGCCCCGACTTGCAGAAGGTCTTGGCTAACATCTGCCAAGCCCGCACTCTCCACGGTGTACCTATGCCGGATGGCTGGATGGTGGTGTCCACTGGCAACAGGCAGTCCGACAGGGCCGGTGCCAACCGGGTGCTGAGTCACCTCCGCAACCGTGAGACGGTGCTGGAGTTGGAAACCCACCTCGACGACTGGACTGCATGGGCCATCAACCACGGTGTCAAGCCCGAGGTGATCAGCTTCATCCGCTTCCGTCCCGGTCTGCTGCACGACTTCGATCCCCAGCGGGATCAGAACGCAACTCCCCGAGCATGGGTTGACGGTGTGTCCGACGTGCTGGGCACTGTCCCTGCTGAGGCTGAGTTCGAGTGCTTCAAAGGTGCTGTGGGTGAGGGTGCTGCCGCCGAGTTCGTGGGCTTCGTTTGCATCTTCCGCAAGCTGCCCAACCCTGACGCTATCCTGCTCAACCCTCAGACGGCAGACGTTCCCAAAGACCCTGCCACACTGTACGCCCTGTCTGGTGCTCTGGCACAGCGGGCTACCGAGTCCAACTTCGAGCGAGTCTGCCAGTACTCCGAGCGTATGCCTCCCGAGTTCAGTGTCCTGACGGTGAGCTATGCGGCACGGCGTAACCCCGACCTTGCCAACACGCAAGCCTTCACGAAGTGGTCGATCAACCATCAGGACGTGCTGTTCTGATTGGTCAACCCGAGACGTGCGTCGGAGCATTCCTACAAGCTCTGACGCACACAACCATCAATATCTTTTCAGGAGTGACAGAATGAATCTCAACGACCGTGCCCTGTTGGTGCAACTCAACGTGTCCCAGTGGACTGCCCGCAAGTACGACAAACGTGCTTCCAAGGAGGTGACGACGGCCCACGGTGCAGCGTCTGCTGCTGGCCGTTTCAACAAGTCCTTGCTGCCCATGAACGACAAGCTGGACAACATCCACAAGAAGACCACGTTCATCCGCACCAAGTACTACGACAACACCCTACCGTGGGGTCTGGACGGCACCATGATGCTGCCCACTGCCAACTATCTGGCCTTCATGTCCGACTTCCGCAAGGAGAAGGGCGAGTGGGAATCGCTGGTGCAGGAGTTCCTCGACGAGTACGACCAGATGAAGCTCGATGCCCAGCGCATCCTTGGCTCCCTGTACGACCCGGCTGACTATCCCAACGTGCTGGAGTTGCGGCACAAGTTCAAGATGGACATGGCCGTGTTCCCGGTACCCAGTGCGGACTTCCGTGTAAGTATCGGGTCAGAAGAACTGACACGCATCCAGCAGGATGTTGAGCGGCGTGTGAAGGAAGCGGAGCAGGCAGCGTTGAAGGACGTGTGGAACCGGCTGTACGAACGGGTCAAGCACATGGCCGAGAAGCTGGCCGATCCCAAGGCAATCTTCCGTGACTCAATGGTGGAGAACGCTCGGGAAATCTGCGCCATGCTGCCCCGGCTCAACTTCAGCGATGACCCCAACTTGGAAGCCATGCGTCAGCAGGTTGAGGCATCCTTGCTCAAGCACCCTGAAGCTCTGCGCAACGACCCTGATCTGCGCCGTGACACTGCCGCTGAAGCGAAGGCGATCATGGACAAGATGGGTGCGTTCATGGGAGCACTGTAAGGTGTTTGCCTACGTGTTCATCGTAGGCTACGATGAGGACGGGCCGCACTGCGACAGTTTTCTGGACGTGTCGCCTGCCCTCGGTAACAGTGCCGAGACATACCAACGTGCTGTGGATACCGCCCAGCGCCTCGGTGTCAACGCCGACAAGCTCAAGGCGCTGCCCCGCAACATGAGTGGGATCAGTCTGCGGGCCAGAGTCACAGGCCGACGACTGCACAAGGTGACGACTGAGGAACCGATCACTGCCGAGGTACTTGACAGTGTGCTGCGCAACAAACAGTTTGAAGGCAAGCTGAAAACATTTTTGAAGGAGAGTGAGATATGACAACTGCAACCATCGACCTGAAGAAGCTGGGTACCAAGCTGGCGAAGGCGAAGACCGCTCTGATTCTGGAGCATCCCTTCGTCGGCACCATTGCCCTGAACATGCCCTTCGAGTTCGACGAGAACATCCCCACTGCTGCCACCAATGGCAAGCGGATCAAGTTCAACCCCGAGTTCGTCAACGAGTTGACTGATGAGGAAGTCAAGTTCCTCGTGGCCCACGAGTGCTTCCACCCCATGCTGGAGCACAACTTCCGACGTGGCGACAGGGCACCACGCAAGTGGAACATGGCCGCTGACTACGTGATCAACAAGCTGCTGACCGATGAGGGTATCGGTCGGATGCCCAAGATGGGACTGCACGACCCCAACATCTACAACGCTGGCAAGGGTACCAGCGAAGGCATCTACAACATCCTGCCGGAACAGCCTGAAGGCGGTGGTTCTGGTGCTGGTGAACCCGGTGGCCCGCTCGATGACTGCGAGGACGGTGACGGTAGCCCTGCCGAACAGCAGCAGCAACAGGCTGAGTGGAAGGTGAAGGTGGCCCAAGCTGCACAGGCGGCGAAGATGATGGGCAAGATGTCTGCCAACATGCAACGTCTTGTCAACGAGGTGCTGCAACCCAAGGTGGACTGGCGTGATGTGCTGCAACGCTTCCTCGTCAAGGCCCGCAACGACAGCCGCTCGTTCGCTCGGTTCAATCGCCGCTTCCTGTCACAAGGCATGTACCTACCCAGTGTCAGCGGTGAGGCGATGGGTGAGGTGCTGTTCGCAGTGGACTGCTCTGGCTCCATCGACCAGCACACGATCAACCAGTTCGCTGCCGAGATCACCAAGGTCAAGGAAGACCTGATGCCGGAGCGTATCCATGTGATGTACTTCGACAGTGATGTCAGCCACGTGGAGAGCTACGAGCAGCACGACGATCTGGACATCAAGCCCCACGGCGGTGGCGGTACCGACTTCGCTCCGGTGTTTGCCAAGATCATCGAACTCGGGATCAACCCGGTGGCGATTGTGTTCCTGACCGACCTGTGCTGTCACTCGTTCGGCGATCAGCCTGATGCACCAGTGCTGTGGATCAGCACCGACTCCGGTCGGGATGCGCCCTTCGGTGAAGTTGTTGAGATGGGTGACTGAGATGATCACCGTTGATGAAGACACACTGAGGGCGATGCTGGAACAAGCCTATGCGCTGGGCTTCGCCGTCTCTGGCGAGGGATGGAATGCCGAGTACCCGTTCGCGGACAAATGCAACGACTACGAGGATGACGAGGACTGGTGTGACAGCCGGGACAGAAACATCGCTGCGCTACTCGCAGAGATCACGCAACAAGGAGAACAAGCATGAACCAATTCCACAACGCTGAGTACACCGAGAAGGTGATGGTCGCAGTCGAGATCATCCGCAACGCACTGGGTGAGACTGAGTTCGACGTGGGTACCAACGCCCTGATGACTGTGCTTGCCCAGTGCGGCAAGCAGTCCACCCTGACCACCGAGGAGTTCCTGATGGCAACTGTGATTCAAGTCAAGCACCTGATGGACAACATGACAGTCAGTGAACACCCCATCCAGTAACCAAGGAGAACAACATGGCAACAGTACGTTTCAGCAAAAAACTCATCGAGCGCATCACCCGCAACGCCAAGGTCAAGATGGAACCTCCTGTGCAGAGGGCACGTGAACAGAGGCCCGATGCCTCGTGGGGCCAGCGCATCTACGACATCCTGTTCCTCGAAGCCAAGTCGTTCATTGCACAAGCTCCTGCTGGATGGTTGAAGCATGTCAAGCAGATCGAGATCAGCGAGGTCGGTGGCCGTCACTGTGGTATGACCTTCGAGTTCGCTACGCCGCAGCCGTGGCCGTATGAGTTCGTCGAGTCCGAACTGGCGAGGAAGCGGTCGTCCTTTGGCGATGGTCTTTCTCTCAAGGATCACCTCGTCTGGGGTGAGTTCCATGCGGAGGTGACTGCCTACCACCAACGTGTTCAGGATGCAGCGAAGCGGCGCGATGAGTTTGTCGATGCCGTCAAGAAAATCTGCAACACGTACAGCACTCTGGCCCCGGCACTCAAGGCATGGCCTCCCCTGTGGGAGTTGGTACCCGAGAACGTGAAGGACAAGCACCGCGAGGTCAAGGAGCGCGAGAAGAAGGAAGTCGTGCTGGAGGTTGACCTCGGCAAGCTGACTGCCCTGAGTACCGCTGCGAAGTTCGGACTGTGAGGAGCATGACATGGACGAACAACCCAAAGCCCTGCGGCTGGCTGATGCGCTGGATAACTGTGGCTTGATCGTTGATGACGAGATCAGAGATCAATCTGCTGATGAATTGCGACGACTGCACGAGCTACACGTACTGTATCAGGACAAGGTAAAGCGGTTGACCGCTGCACTTGCCGGAGCGAACTCCCAAGCCGAACACTTTGAACGCGAATGGTACCTGCGGGGCGACGAGATTGAACGATTGAAGGAGCAATATGAAACAAGTATTCCTACGTCCCGTACCCATATCGGTTCGTAAACCCCCACGCATCGACGAGGACAAACGACGAGAGTGGCTTCGTGCCTTGCGCCGGTTCAAGTACGGTATGAAGGTACGGGCCAAGCTCGGAGTACTGCAAACCATCTGTGAACAAGTTGCAGCAGAACGTAAGGGTAAGCAGGTATGGGATGCACCCCAGTGGGAGCACGACAGATGGGTGACACTGCTGTACACTTGCATCAAAGAGAACACGTACCCACCTGAGCTACTGACTGCGTTCGTGAAGACCGCCGAGGTCACGTTCATGACCACGCACAAGCAGCCCAAGGTGGAGAAGGTACTGGATGCAGTCAACGACGTGTGCAAACAAAACAGCAGAGCACTCCGACACAAGTTCGGGGTGTTCATGTGAGGTGATATGGGTACTACGAAGAAGCCGCGCAAGAAGTACCGGCCCAAGCCGGTGCTGTCCAACCCACTGGGCTACGTGCTGGAGAGCATGACGCGAGTGGCTGACCATGACTTTCCACTGGTCGATCTGAAGATCAAGAACCACATGGCGATGACCGTGCTGCTGCAAGGCAAAGCCAAGAAGGATGACATGGACAAGCTCGTTGCCATGAGCAACATGACCGAAGCACTGTGGGAGTTGGGGTTTGGGAAGGAGTATCAGAACGTCTGCATCGACGGGCGGTACGCCATCCTGTCCATCATCAACAGGGCGCAGCAGCACGGACGCTTCACTCCGACGGGGCCTGAGATCACCATGCTCAACACACTGATGGAACTCCACGATGCGCAGATGGAGATCATCACGGTGAAGGACATGGAGAAGGCGCTCGACGTGGTACGTACCAAGCTCAGACTGGGCAAGGATACGGTGAAGCTACCGCCAGTACCCGAGCATCTCAAATGAACCGACGAGTGCGAGTACGCAACCTGTTCACCATCATCCTCGTGGTGCTGGCGTCAGTGGTACTCGTGCTCGACATCCTGATCATCCTCAACTGGAGACACCCATGACGATGGAAGACGAACGCAACCTCGACCTGATGGTCGCTGAACTGGAGCAAGAGAACCGACTGATGAGAGCAAGGAATGAATGACTCGAACGAACCCTCGAAGAAGTCTTGTCTGAGCGAGACAAATTCAAAGCAGCACTGGAACGCATCCTGTCCGTATCCAAAGTGGCCCTTTGGGACGGTAGACCCCAAAGAGTTAGCGAAGTGGGGCCGTCGAAACAAGACCGCCGACACAGTGAAGACTGACGACTACGAACCCGCCCTATTTTGAAAGGAAACATCATGGCGAAGATCACCAAGAAGCAGCAGGTCATCAACCACTTCCTCAAGCACCCGCTGGCTACGCCCCGTGTCGTGTCTGAGAAGTTCGGCATGGCGATGCCCGCTGTGTACACGCTGCGCAAGCAAGCGATGAAGGAGTATCAGGAGCGCAACGCCGCTGAGATGCTCGGCCCACAGATCGACACCCCTGAAGTTGTTGTGGAGAAGGGATGGGTCGAGTTCCCCCGTGCCAACGACAGGCAGGTAGGCGGCGACCACTACAAGGCGATGGGTGTGGAGCCGTGGGATGTGGTCGATACGTGGCCGATTGAGCAGCGCATTGGCTACTACCGTGGCGGTGCCCTGAAGTACATCATGCGGATGGGCAGCAAGGATCAGTCGCCCGTCGAGATTGCCAAGGGCAAGCACTACATGCAGAAACTTCTTGAGGTACTTGGAGGTGTGGAATGAACGTCAAGCTCCAGTGGGCCACCCCGGACATCGACAAGCAGATCATGTTCATGGCCCGTGTATCCAACCCGGAAGGGCAGAACAGTGAGCGTACCCGCCTGCTGTACTACTGCATGGAGGAGGGCCACGTGTCCCCCTTCGAGATGGCGAACGTCTGCGTGGAGATCAACACCACGAGGGACATCGGTCGGCAGATTCTGCGGCACCGCAGCTTCAGCTTTCAGGAGTTCAGCCAGCGGTATGCCAACGTGGAACAGCTTGGAGATTGGGAACTGCGCGAGGCGCGGCTTCAGGACACCAAGAACAGGCAGAACAGCTTGGGCTGCACCGACGAGGACAAGATCGAGTTCTGGCGTGACCTCCAGTGCATGGTAGCCAGTACTGCCATCGACGCATACCGTGCTGCCATCGAGTCTGGTATCGCCAAGGAACAGGCACGTGCTCTGCTACCCGAGGGACTGACACCCAGCAGGATGTACATGAACGGCACCATGCGCTCATGGATTCACTACCTCAAGCAGCGGCTGCACCCCAGTACCCAGAAGGAGCATCGTGACATCGCTCAACAAGTTCTGGAAATCCTGAAGTCTGTCGCTCCGGTGACGACCGATGCTTTCTTCGGAGGTCAGTGATGGCAATCTCACCTGTCACTATCTCGGTCAACCACGACATCGCTCGGATGACAGACAACATCACGGCCAGCGTGTCGAATGAGTTGTCCATGCAGATCAACCGCAAGTTGTTGGGTGAAGTGTGCGAGAACCTATTCGGTACCGCCGACGTGGAACTGGTGCGCGACATCTTTGAAGCCGTCCGACTCGACCCGGACATACAAGATCGTGTGGTGTCCATCCGGGCAGCACGAAGAATAGGAGTGAAGTGATGGACATCAAACAAGGCCAGACTGCGCTGGCACAAGCGATGACAGACGAGGTGCTGGCAGTGGTCTACAAGTACCACGAGGCTGTACCGATGGTGCTGGCACTGGGTGTGTTGGATGTTGTCAGGCAACAACTCATTCAGGATCACACTGAAGTTGAGGAGGATGAGTGATGGCAATGGACATTGTGACCATCGACTTTGAAACCTACTACGACAAGGACTACTCCCTGTCGAAGATGACCACGGAGCAGTATGTTCGTAGCCCTCTGTTTGAGATCATCGGCGTCGGCATCAAGGTCAACGACTACCCGACCGACTGGTACTCCGGCGATAACCCCGGCAAGTTCCTCAAGTCACTGGATTACAGTAAGCGGGCAATCCTATGCCACAACACTGCGTTCGATGGTGCCATCCTCTCGTGGCACTTCGGCATCCGTCCGAGGCTGTGGCTGGATACCCTGAGCATGGCCCGTCCGCTGCACAACGTCACGGTGGGCGGCTCACTCGCCAAGCTGGTGACGTACTACGGGCTGGGCAAGAAGGGCGACGAGGTAGTGGCTGCGCTGGGCAAGCGCAAGGCTGACTTCACCGAGGCTGACCTCGCTCAGTACGGGCAGTACTGCATCAACGACGTGAACCTGACCAAAGCCCTGTTCGACAAGATGAAGGTGGGCTTCCCGGCCAGCGAGTTGCTGATCATCGACCAGACGCTGCGCATGTACACCGAGCCGGTGATCGAACTGGATGTGCCGCTCTTGGAGCAACATCTTGAGGAGGTGCGCACCCGCAAGCGCACCCTGATCTCTGACCTCGGCCACGGCATGGGTGGTGAACTGCGGGTGCAGGAGATGCTGATGTCCAACGACAAGTTCGCTGAGTACCTCAAGCGGCTGGGCGTGGAGCCGCCCACCAAGATCAGCGCCAAGACGGGCAAAGAGTCGTGGGCCTTCGCCAAGACCGACAAGGGCATGACCGACTTGCTGGAACATCCTGATGAGCGTGTGCAGGCTGCGGCCTCTGCCCGACTGGGTGTGAAGTCCACCCTCGAAGAAACCCGCACCGAGAACCTGATCGGCGTGGCTGGACGGGGGCGACTCCCCATCATGCTCAACTACTACGGTGCCCACACGGGGCGCTTCAGTGGCGGCGACAAGCTCAACCTCCAGAACCTGCCAAGCCGTGGCAACACGACCATCCGCAGGGCGCTCAAGGCACCCGAAGGCCACATGCTCATCTCGTGTGACTCGTCGCAGATCGAAGCACGTACTGTGGCGTGGGTGGCTGGGCAGACCGATCTGGTCGAAGCCTTCGCACAGAAGCGGGACATCTACTCCGAGTTCGCCACCGAGGTCTACGGTCGCAAGATCACCAAGGCCGACAAGGTGGAGCGGTTCGTGGGCAAGACCTGCATTCTGGGGCTGGGTTACGGCATGGGCGCGGCCAAGCTGCAACGTACTCTGGAGATCGGCCAAGGCGGCATCAACGTGGTGATCGACCTCAACGAAGCCGAGCGCATCGTGCGAATCTACCGGGCCAAGAACTTCAAGATCGTGCAGTTCTGGCAGAAGTGCGGCCATGCCCTGACGGCCATGACCCAAGGCGGCAGTGGCAACCTGCACGACGTGCTCCCGTTCGACAACACCGGCATTACCCTGCCTAACCGATTCAAGATTCAGTACCCGGCGCTGCGCTCAACCACCAACGGGTTCATGTACATCTCGGATGCCCGCACCTACCAGAAGGCGCTCAAGGATCGGCTGATTCAAGGCACTCCGACCGACGAGATCGCATGGACGAAGGTGTACGGCGGCAAGGTGACGGAGAACATCGTGCAAGCTCTTGCTGCAATCGTGATCCGTGAGCAGATGGCCGAGGCGGGCAAGCACTTCAAGGTGGCCTTCCAAGTCCACGACGAGATCATCGTCTGCGTCCCCGAGGACAACGCGCTGGCCGACCAAGCCAAGCTCGAAGACATCATGTCCACTCCCCCGAAGTGGGCACCCGACCTGCCGGTTGCATGTGAGTCCGGTGTGGCTGCGAACTATGGAGACACGTGATGGACAAGCAATACAGCGTAGGTCTGGTGGCCGACAAGCTCAAGGGCACACTGAGTGTGGCCGACTTCGGGGGTGACGCGAAAGCGGCGATTGAGTACGCTGCTGCCAATGGGCAGATCCTGTACTTCCCGACGGGCGACTACACCCTAGTCGTCGATGAACTCAACACCGTGCGCTACGGCTTCAGCAAGCCGTTCTTCTGGATCGAGATGCCTGACGGCAAGCGCAACCGATTCATCACCCGAGGCAAGCTCGTGGCGTCACTGGCCGTGCTGCGCATGAACTTCCCCGGCATCAAGCTGCAACCCGTGGGCACGTTGCCCGAACCCAAGAGGAAATCGAAATGACCAACGAACCTCGCAACCAACAGGCCCTCCAACTTTTGGAGTCCCTTGTCGCCAAGGTCAGGGAAAACCCCGACACTACTGAGGTGCTGGCCGTCATCAAGATCGGTGGCGACTATCACCGCTTCTCGTCCGGGCTGACCGACATGATGCAACTCGTTGCCATGCTTGAACTTGCCAAGCACGATGCGTTGTGCCGGATGCGTGAATGATGTACAGTGGGGATTCCAACTTTACAAACACCCCTCGGGCGACACCCGTGGGGCACACTGCCATGCGCCTGAGCCACTCCTACTCGTCGATCAAGCTGTTCGAGAACTGCCCGCTGCGGTACTACCGCCAACGCATCACGAAGGACGTGGTCGATGAGGGTGGCGAAGTGTCAAAGCACGGTGAACGTATCCATGCGTTTCTTGAAAACCGACTGAAAGGGTCGGGATTGAACGCCGAGGTGGCGCAGTACGAACCCCTGTGCATGTCGGTCGAGAAGCTGGCGACGCAGGGCGAACTGCACATCGAGCATGAACTGGTGCTGACTGAGAACCTTACACCAACAGGTTGGTGGGACGCTGACGCATGGCTGCGCAGCAAACTTGACGTGCTTGTCATCGTCGGGGCCGATGCTGTGGTGATGGACTGGAAGACGGGCAAACGCAACGCCGACCAGTTCCAGATGCAGATGTTCGCGGCGCAGGTGTTCAAGCACTTCCCCGAGGTGCAGCGGGTCAAGACCTCGCTAGTGTGGCTCAAGACGATGGAGATGGACACCAACAGCTACGACCGCGCCAACGTCAACACCATCTGGGCGGAGATCATGAAGCGCATCCAGCGCATCCACGACGCCTACGAGCATGGCAACTGGCCCGCCCGCCCCAGTGGGCTGTGCCGCTACTGCCCCTGCCGTCACGACTGTGACTTTGCTAGGGTTTAACCTGATTCGATTTACTTGCCACGAACGTAAAGAGAGGTGCTACAATGAGCGCAACGACACCCGAGGGCAAGATCAAGAAGAAGCTGGTGGAGATGCTGAAGCACGAGAAGGTCTGGTACTTTTTCCCCGCTGCCAATGGCATGGGCAAGGCCGGTATCCCTGACGTGATCTGCATCGTCGAAGGACAGTTTGTCGGGATCGAGTGTAAAGCGGACGAGACGAAGAAGCCGACCACGCTGCAACTGATGTGCGCCAAGGACATCAGGAACGCAGGCGGCTACTGGTTCTTGGTTTACGACGACTACTCCATCGCAGAAGTGGAGAAGTGGATTCAAACATGGAAGAACAGGTGACGACATGCTGGTAGTTGAGAAGGCCAAAGCTCTGGCCCTCAAGCTGAACAACCCGAACCGGGTGCTGGACTCCATCCCAACGGCCAAGCCGTTCGAGGTGCGCGGCATCCCCATCGTGGTCACGCCGCATCGGCTCGATGAAGTCAAGGTGCTCAACAACATGGGCATCCGGGCACCGTCCCCGATCCTGCACTACTACGACTGGCCGGGGCAGTACACCCCGTTCGAGCACCAGCGGCAGACCGCTGCGTTCCTGACGCTGCAACACCGTGGGCTGGTGCTCAACGAGATCGGCACGGGCAAAACCCAGTCGGCGCTGTGGGCTGCGGACTACCTGATCAAGACCAAGAAGGTGCGCAAGGTTCTGATCCTGTCACCACTGAGTACGTTGGAGCGTGTGTGGGGCGACGGTATATTCACCGGCCTCGTGCATCGCAAGTTCGCCGTGCTGCATGGGACCGCCGAGCGCAGGCTCAAACTGCTCAAGACCGACGTGGACTTCTACATCGTGAACCACGATGGCTTTCCGATCATCGCAGACCACTCGCATGGCATGTTTGATCTGGTCATCGTGGACGAGGCGGCAGTGCTGCGCAACCCATCAACACGCAGGTTCAAAATTTTCCGCAAGTGGATGGATCAGAACCCGACAACACGTCTGTGGTTGATGACCGGCACACCGACGCCCAACGACCCGACCGATGCGTGGGCACTGGCGAAGCTGGTGGGTTCGCCCTACCTGACCAAGACATTCACGGCCTTCCGTGAGCAGGTCATGATGAAGATCGGCCAGTGGAAGTTCGTGCCCCGGCCCGAGTCGGTGGAGATCGTCAAGCACATCCTGCAACCTGCTGTGCGATACACACGGGACGAGTGCTTCGATCTGCCCGAGACGATGATCCAGACCCGGCAGGTGGAACTGACTGCCGAGCAGAAGAAACACTACGCCCAGATGCTGCGCCACTTCGTAACTGAAGCCGCTGCGGAAGGGACGATCACCGCAGTCAACGAGGCGGTGAAGATTCAGAAGTTGGTGCAGATCGCTTGCGGCGTGGCGTATGGCGATGACGGGCAGAACATCCTGCTCGACTGCTCTCCACGGGTGAACTTGGTGAAGGAGGTGATTGAAGAAGCAGGCGAGAAGGTGATCGTGTTCGTACCCCTGACAGGTACGCTCCACATGTTGGAGCAAGAGTTGAGCAAGCACTGGAGCGTTGGCGTGGTCAACGGCGAGGTGTCGGCCAACGAGCGCAACCGCATCTTCCACGGGTTCCAGCACGAGAAAGACCCCCACGTTTTGATCGCCCACCCCGGCACGATGGCACACGGTCTGACACTGACCACCGCATCGACCATCATTTGGTACGGGCCGATCAACAGCAACGAGGTCTACGTGCAGGCCAATGGACGCATCGAGCGTATCGGCAAGACCAGAGTCTCCAACGTCGTACACATCGAAGGCACAGACCTTGAGCACAAGATGTACGAGAGACTGAGGAACAAGCAGAAGCTGCAAGGCTTGCTGCTTGAGATGATCCAACAACAGACAAGGAAGTGACATGAGCGAAGCAGCAGTACCCAACGTGGGTGACGTGATCCGCACCTACATGAAATTGCGCGACCAGAAAGCGGCCATCGAGGCGCGAGTCAAGGACGAGGTGTCCACACTCAAGGCCAAGATGGAGAAGCTGGAGGCGTACCTCAAGACGCAGATGGATGCACAGGGTCTGACGAGTTTCAAGTCAGACTACGGCACGGCGTTCCTGACCACCACGGACTATGCGAACGTGGCCGACTGGGATGCGGTGCTGGACTTCATCCGCGAAAACGAAGCCTACGACATGCTGGAAAAGCGCGTCAGCAAGATCGCTGTGCGTGGCTACATCGAGCAGTCCAAGGCAGTTCCTCCCGGCATCAACTACGGTACCAAGCTGGAAGTGAACATCCGCAAACCCGGTGCCAAAGCAGAGGACTGAGATGATCAAAGCATTCAAACGCTGGCTGGCGAAAGCCGCCTATGATGGGCTGCAACAGCCCGAGGAAGAAGCTCGCATCAACAAGTTGCACAACATGTTGTCTGACAGCGGCGCTGCCATCGTGGCGTTCCAGATCGACAACGGTTTCGTGGTGCGAACCATGAACCGACACGCTGACATCGTGGGTAGCCGCTCCCCCGGCTTCACTTACTGCGCCGACCACCAAGCCATCGCAGACCACATCGTGACATCAGCGATGGTGCGGAAGTTGGGCGTGCAGTCCGACATGTTCGAGAAGGAGAAAGAAGCAGCAGTTCGTCAGTACGCATCAACCCAAGCCCGTGGTCTTGTCACCAAGCCACAATCGTTCCCCAACAGCATTTAACCCAAGGGGTCTCAACATGAGCAACATCGTCCCCGTGAACATTCAAGTCCCCGCCCACCTCGCCGCCCGTGTCGGTACCCCGTCTGTGCTGGCCCAGTCCCTGACTGGTGGCCTGTCGTCCGGTCAGTCGTACCCCCGCATCTCCATCAAGGCCAGCCGCTTCCGCATCGTCGAAGGCGACACCGAGACTGTGCTGGAGTCCACTGCCCTCGACGTGGTGATCGTCGGTGCCAACCCCCGCCTGTCCAGGACTTGGTACGCCAAGGCGTGGGACAAGGACGCTGAATCCACCGGCCCTGACTGCTTCTCGCTGGATGGCATCAGCCCTGACCCCGAAGCTGAGAACCCGCAGAACGACCTGTGTGCATCCTGCCCGCAGAATGCGTGGGGTTCCAAAGTCACCCCGAGCGGCCAGCAGATCAAGGCTTGCGCCGCCCAGAAGCGTCTGGCCGTCGTCGCTGCTGATGATGCCAGCGGCCCGGTCTACCTGCTGTCGGTCACACCGGCTGCACTCAAGGGTCTGAACCAGTACCAGAAAGAACTGTCGGTGCGTGGCATCCCGCCCGAGATCGTCAAGACTCGTGTATCCTTCGACACTGATGCGTCGTTCCCCAAGCTGAAGTTCACGTTCGGTGGCTTCCTTGATGCCGACACCCAGCAAGTTGTTGACGGTCTGTTCGGTACCGAGCAGGTCAAAGAGATCACAGGGGAAACCCCCAGAACGCCAGTGGCTGTGCCGCAGATCGCCAAGGCACCAGCCCCTGCACCAGTTGCGCCGAAGCCCGCTGTCAAGGCAGCAGCACCCGTTGAGGAACCTGCACCTGCCCCTGCACCCGCACAGGCTGCTGCTCCAAAGCGTGGTTTCGGTGCATCCAAACCGGCTGCTGCGGCCCCTGCCGCTGCACCCGCACAGGCTGCTGCTCCAAAGCGTGGTTTCGGTGCATCCAAACCGGCTGCTGCGGCCCCTGCCGCTGCTCCTGCCAAGGCTGCAAAGGCTGCTCCCGTAGCCGCTGCGCCCGCCGCAGACGCCGCATCCTCACTGGCCGATGAGATCGCGGCCCTTGTCGGAGAGGTTGACGCCGATGAGATCGCGGCCCTTGTCGGAGAGGTTGACGCCGATGACGCCTAAGCCACTCGACTTCACAAAGGTCGAGGCGCTTCGCAAGCACATGCTCCTGACGACCTCGGACATGTCCGAGTTGTTGGGAGTGTCCCGGATGACTTATTATGGGTGGGTGAAGGGGAAGGCCCTTCGCAAATCCAATGATGAGGCAGTGCGGGCGATGCTGAAGCGGCTGCTTGCTGTGATGACGGACTACGGATGGCCCATGCCAGAGGTAATCGCCGCCGACCAGAAGCAGCGCAAGGAGCGTCTCCTTGAGATACTGAACCAGTAACGAGGTGACGGGGAGGGGCGACTCTCCCCGCCAAGAGCAGGGGCACAATGGACACGTTGAATTTTCTTCAGCGGGTTCTACCATCAACAGGTTTCTATGTCACCACAGTCATCAATCCAGACGGCAGGCGGCAGGGATTCTTCGCCACGGTAGAGGAACTCGCAAAGGCGGTGGTCGGCTTAGACCAGCGCGGCAACAACACATACTTCGCTCTCTCAGCATTCGTTGAGAAGGGAAGTCGAAAACAAGAGAACGTCCGGGCGACCAAGGTGATCGCACTGGATGTGGACTGCGGCGAAGGCAAGCCCTTTCCCACGTGGAAGGAGGGCCTGTCTGCACTGGGTCAGTTCGTCCAGCAGATGGGACTGCCCAAGCCACTGGTGATCCACTCGGGCAACGGGCTGCACGTCTACTGGGCCATGACCGAGGAGCTTGAGCCGGTGCGCTGGAAGCCGCTGGCTGAGGCCATGAAGGCTGCGGCCAAGGACAAGGGCTTCGACATCGACCCGACTGTGCCCGCCGACTCGGCGCGGGTGCTGCGCCCCGTTGGAACCACGAACCCCAAGAGCGGCACCAAGGTGCGGATGCTCATCGACGCCCAGCCCGTGGCGGTCGAAGTCATGGCGGCTGCGCTCAGTGCGTACATGGTGGCTCAACCTGTGAGCCAGTCACGTTCAACATCTGGCAGTGGGTTGTCACAAGCGTTGCAGGTGCAGCAGGACTTCCCTCCGGCCAATGCGACCGTCGTCTCCACCAAGTGCCAGCAGATCGGCTGGGGCGTGAAGAACCAAGGCGACGCGGACGAACCCTTCTGGTACGCCCTGATCGGCGTGGCCGCACACTGCCAAGACCCCGAGGCGACAGCCATCGCGTGGTCGGATCAGCACCCCGACTACAACGCCAACGAGACGCTGCGCAAGCTATCACACTGGAAAGCGTCAACGACAGGCCCGACAACCTGCAAGAAGTTTGAGGAACTGCGCCCTGCCGGATGCAAGGGTTGCAAGTTCAAAGACAAGGTGGGCACCCCCGCCCGCCTCGGCATCCAGTACCTCGAAGTCGCACCACCGACAACCGTCCCGGTCAACGTGGTCGCAGACATCCCCCTACCCCGACCGTTCAAGCGCACCACCGATGGGATCAAGATGACCATCGACGAGACGGACATCGACGTGTGCAAGTTCGACATCTACCCAGTGGCCTACGGCAGAGACGAAGGGCTGGGCTACGAGACGGTGCGCTTCTGCTGGAACCGGCCACACGCCGGGTGGCAGGAGCTTGTGATGCGGCAGGCCCTGCTGACCGAGGGCCACCGCGACTTCTCCACCGTGATTGCCGACCAAGGCATTGTTCTTCACAACCGCAACCAGACGGGGTACTTTCAATTCATGCTGCGCTCATACATGGACGAGTTGCGGCAGAAACGTGCGATGACGAACCTGTACGCCACGATGGGGTGGAAGGAGAACTTCTCCCAGTTCGTCATTGGCGACACGATTCTGCGGCGCAATGCTGATGGTTCCGTCAGCGAAGAATCAATCTCACTGGCCTCGGGTTCCGCCCGCTTGGGCCACGAACTCTGGAGCACCAACGGGTCGCTCGATGCGTGGGTGAACTGCACCTCGCTGGTTGCCAAGGCCGACCTGCGGGCGCACATGTTCGCGCTGGCCGTGGGCTTCTCCGGCCCGCTGTATGCGTTCACTGGCCTCAAGGGTCTGACCGTCTCGCTCTACGGCCCGACAGGCGGCGGCAAGTCGCTGGCCCAGATGTGGATTCAGTCCATCTTCGGTAACCCGGACAAGCTGCACTTCGCTGCCAAGTTCACCCAGAACTCGCTGTTCGGTCGCATGGGTCTGTACTCCCACATGCCCATGACCATCGACGAAGTGACCATGATGGACGACCGCGAGGTGGGCGACTTCGCCTACTGGGTGAGTCAGGGCCGGGACAAGGCGCGGATGAACCGCAACGCTGAGGAACGGGACGCGAAGACGTGGGCGATGCCAGTGGTAGTGTCCACCAACAAGTCCATGAACTCCAAACTGATTGCCAGTGGTCTGGACACCGACGCGCAGTTGGCTCGTATCCTCGAAGTCAGCGTACCGCCCAGCAAGATATTCACCAAAGACAGCACCGCTGGCCGCAAGGTCTACGAGTTCATCAACGCCAACTACGGCCACGTCGGTCGGGAGTTCATCAAGCGACTGCTGGAGCTTGGGCCGGACGGCATCCGAGCCGCCATCGCGCAGGCCACCGCCGACTTCCGCAGCCGGTACAAGGCCGACTTCTCCGGTGAGGAACGCTTCTGGGAGCAGGCCATCATCCTCGCTGATCTGGCCGCACGGTTGGCAAAGGACTGGGGCCTCATCGCCTATGACCACGCGCTCGGTATCGACTGGGTGCTGTCGCAGGTGGGCGCGATCCGGCGCACCGTCTCCGAGTTCAAACTCGATGCGTTCGACTTGCTCTCCGAGTACCTCAACGACAACGCCGACACGCAAGTGCAGGTGTTCCACACTGGTACCCAGAAGCCCACGATGGACTACAACCGGGTGCCACGTGGCGAGGTGCGGGTGCGCTTCGACTTCTACCGCAAGACATCCTCCGACCCCGTGGGCAACGGCACCGTCATGCTCGACCGCACCCATCTGCGGCGCTGGCTGGCGCAGCGCGGGGCCGACTACAAGTCATTCATCAACGAGTTCACAGGTGAAGGCATCATCGCCACGCCCAAGTCCAGCAAGGCGTACTTGGCGAAGGACACACCGATCAAGCTGGGCCAGTCCTACGTGGTCGGCCTGAACCTCAACCACCCGCGCCTGCAAGGGATGCTGACGGACGCAGACGAGGCTCTGGACAACCTCGCCTACGGCCAGATGAAGGTGGTTTAACGCACCTCGTCCTCAAGTCCGTTGAGCCGCAGCATCTCAATCGTCTCAGGACGCATCTGCTTCGGCGCGGACTTGAGGTAGCGCAGCACGGTCGGGCGGGACGCTTCGAGCGCCGCCCGGTTGGCCGACTTCACGAAGGTGCTGATCTCCAGCCCGGTGCCCTTGGCGTCCTCGTTCCACTGACGCACGTCGGACACGATCTCCTGCATCCGCTCGGTGTCGCCATCGAGCTTGGCCTTGACGTAGGCCGACACGTAGTCAGCCTTGATCGCCTTGGCGTAGTTCGCCACGTCCTTGGACAGACGCACGATGTCGTTCTGCTCGGTGGCGATGGCCGGGTAGAAGCCCAGCATCCGGGCGAGGATCACGTGGTACGGTGCCTCACGCGACACAACTTGTCCACGGTTGTTGGTGATCATCCCGCTGTCGAGGTAGGCCAGCCCGTCGGCCATCGCCCGCATTGCTGCAATGGGGGAGTCGCGCATGATGCCGCTGATCGAGGTCACGTCGTCGCGCAGACCCACCACCTCGGCTCCGTACTTGGCGAAGCTGCCAGCCATGCCGACCAGCCCGGAGATACCCGAAAACACCGGGCCAGCGAAGTCGGCCACCTCACGCGCCGGGTCGGCACCGGCCTTGAACGCGCCAGTCAGCGGCACCAGATCGCCCATGCCCAAGCGGGTGGACATCGTGGCACCAGACACCCGGTCGAGCACACCACGCATCAGGTACGGCGTCATGCCCGGAGCCACTGAGTCGATCCACGTGGCGAGTTCTTTCTCCACGCTTGCCATCTTCAGCCCCAGCTTCTGGGCGATGGTGTCCACGATGTCGAAGATGTCCTCAGCGAACGGCAGACCCTTCAGGCCCGAGGTCAGCAGCAGGAAGCCTAGCATCAGCAACTGGCCCTTGACCGGCAGGTTGCGCATCAACTGCACCGTCACGATGACGAACTGCTTGTACATGAAGATGTACTGCAACACGTTGCCACGCGCCATCTCGGGGCGGTTGAACATGGCGTACTCGCCCTGCGAGGAGTTCACGGCCACACGTGCAGTCTCGGCGGCATCGCGCTGCAACTGCTGCTCGTCGGTGGCACCCTGTGAACGCAGCCGATCCTTCTCCAGTCGGTACGCAGCCAGTGCCGTGACGCGCCGGTTGAACTGCTCGGTGTAGGAGAACAGCGACATCCACACACGCACAGCAGCTTGCGCTTGGTTGTTGAACACCTTACCCCGTGCCGTGCCCACCAGCGCGTTGAACTGGGCGGCTTGCAGGGTGCCCTGCTCGGTCTGGTCGAACAGGAACTGAGCCTCGTCCTCGGTCAGCCCGAAGCGTTCGTAGGTGCCGTCGCGCAGCATCTCCTCAAGGAAGGCAGCTTCCGAGAGGTTGGCGTTCTTCACGTCGGCTGCGGCCTTCCATAGCGCGGTCGTTGCCTTGGCCTCACCGTACCCGCCACCGTAGCCACGGGCTGAGTTGTAGTAGGACAGGTAGGGCAGCGAGTGGGTAGCCAGCGATGCAAGGTTGACCACAGCCGTGGCGACAGAGCCGCCCAACTGCATCAGCACGGTCGCCAACTTGAGCGCCGAACCGGCTTCGCCGGACAGCAGGTCTTCAGTCGAGTCGGTGATGTTGGTTGTCTCGCTGTACCAGCGCAGCACCTGCTTGGCTTCCTCGCGGTAGTCTTCACCGCGACCCAGCGTGGGCATTTCCTTGCCGTCGATGGTGACGGTGTTGTCGCCTGCTGCGCCCTTCATGTAGCGGTACATGTAGGCGTACTCGTCGTAGGCCCGCTGTGCGCGGGCACGCTCACCGTCGGTCTGGGCGTTGTCCACCGCAGACTTCAGGTCGGCCAGCATCTGGTCGTCGCCCAGCCAGTTCGAGTTGTTGAGCAGGATGTCGTCGAGGCGATGGCGGTAGAGCTTCTTCGCGGCCACGTGCGCCGTGGTTTCCAGATGCTCAGAGACAGACCGCACCACGTCCTTGTCCCATCCCTCGGTGCCCGAACGCTGGAGGTTGCGGCGAGCGCGTGCGTTCTGGTTCGTCAGGGTCGTGACAATACGTTCACGTGCCTCTGGCGCGAGGTTGATGTTGAGCCGGTTGAGCACGTACACGAACTCGTTGAAGTTCACGGCTTCGGTCAGGTCGGGCGACTGGCGGGTGCGAGACACCTCAGCTTTGAGGCGCACGGTGGTTTCGTTGCCCTGCTCGTCGATCATGACGAACTCGTTGTCGCCACCGAACTCCTTGTCCAGTTCCGCTGCGGCTTCCACTGCCTCACGGCGGTTGTCGAACTGGAAGTAGGGCAGCGCAGCGCGGATGTTCTCGTCCAGCGCCACTGGATTGCCACGGGCATCGACGGCCACGAGGCGCACCTGCTCGGTACCACGGCGGGTGAACGGGACGTAGGAGCCAAGGATGGTGCGCTTGGCGTAGTAGTCGGCGTTCTTGGACTGGAGGTCGAACAGGAACAGATCGCGGATGGCCTTCTGCACTTGGAACGACTGGTTGTCGTTCTTGACCTTGGCCTTCAGGCTGGGCAGCGCGGCCCGCAGGTCGTCGTACTCAGCCTTCTGGAACTCAGCCAAGTCCTTGGCGATCTCGGGCTTGGCGTTGGGGTCTTTCATCCAGACGGCGTAGATGTCGTCGTTGAACAGGGCGCGGCCAAACGCGATGAGGAACTCCTCGGAGTCCTTGTCAGCCTTGCGCTTGATCTCCACCCCGGCGTTCGCCACGTCACTGCCTGCGTACCGCTTGGACTGGTACAGAGCAGCCGCACGCCGAATGGCGGCGAGGTCTTCATCCGTGAACACGTTGGTGCCACGGCGCTTGGCGTTGAGATCACCGACCACCCGCTTGGTTTCTGCCTGCGATGCCTCGTAGTTCGACAGCATCAGGTCGATGGCGGCGTCGTTGACGGTGTTGCGCATCTCGCGGTACACGCGCCACTCGGGGCTGTTCTCGTCCACATCGAACTGGAAGCGCACGGTGCTGCCATCGGTGTACTTGATGTCGAAGCCCTTGCGGAACTCCTCGGCGGTGACGAAGCCAGCGCGTTCGATCTGGGCACGAATCTGCGGATCGACGGTGACGTTGCCCATCTCATCGACAGTGACCAGCGAGTCGAAGGACTTGATCAGTTCATCCGTGGCCTGCTCTGCACGCAGCAGAGCAGCACGTGCCAACAACTCGCCAGCAGTCTGCTTCTGCTCCTCGGTCACGCCATTTCCGAACCCGAAGATGGTGGGCGAGTGGGTGAACGCAGTCATGCGCTGGTACTTGGACAGCAGGGCACGAGCGTACTGCTGCTGCTTCTCAAGGATGCGGTAAATCTGGCTCAGGCCGTAGCTGCGGCGGGCCTTGTTGTCCAGCGTCTGCACTTGCTCAAGGATGCGGCCCACGGTACCGGGCACGTCGCGGCGAGCGCCGAACACACCCTTGGCGAAGGCTTCCATCGAACCGAGCAGACCACCCGTGGCACCGTAGCGGCGGTTGAGCGCACCCGTGGCGAACACACGCGACCCCATCTCCCCGGCATAGACACGGGCGTAGCGGCCATCGGCCTGATCGCGGTCGATGGCTTCGAGGTTGCCCACGATGGAGCGGGCGTTGACGAAGTTGCCAGCATCGCCTTGGCGCACGTACTTGCGTGCGAGGTTGACGAAGTAGCGAGCCTCGTCGTCTTGGAACTCGAAGCCCAGCTTGTTGAGGAAGTTCTTCAGCACGTTCCAGATGCGGGCCACGATGGACGTGTCCAACTCGGCAGCGTTGTCGGCCAGATATTCCTCAATGGCTTCCAGCTTGGACATGCCACGGTTGGCAACCATCGCATCGACTGCGGCCTGCACGTCGGGGTCAACGTCGTAGATGCGGTTGAGCACCTTGTCGAGTTGGGCCTTGGGCACCACGCCCTTGAAGCCGAAGTGGCCCAGCGTCTCGTGCGCCAGCACGAACTTGAGTTGCTGCTCGGTGCGAACGAAGTCCGTGAAGATGACCACGTTGGGGCCGAACGAGTAGCCCACGGCGTTGGTCGTGTCGAAGTCGCCTTCCTTGCGGGCGGCGGCAGCGCGGCGATACAGGTCGGGGTTGCGCTTCTTCAGGTCAGCGACGTTCGCATAGATGAACGTGTTGGGCTTTGTGCGCAGCTTGCTCAGGAAGCTCTTGACCAGTAGGCGTACTCGGCCCGCAGGGACGGTGGTCTTGATGTCAGTACCGTCGTCCCGATAGAACATACCACCAACATCATCCCAATCGTCTTCGACTTCATTGGCGACATCCTCTGGTTTGACTTTTCTGGCTCGCGCCTCACGGTCGATGAGTTCCTGCTGCTGCGCTGCCCGTGCCGCCGCCTCAGCGGCCAATGCGCGAGCTTCGGCGCGTTGCTCCTGCTCCAGAGTGCGTTGCTCGGCAGTAGTCATCTCCTGCGTGGTGATGATGTACCGGCCACCAGACTTGAGCATCTTGGGCGAGCCGTCGGCGTTGAAGTAGTCCTTGAGCTTGTTGCCACGGACGATGTACTCCCGGCCAGCCTTGTCGGTGCGAGCGTAGAGTTGCTTGGCAAGCTCCACCACGTTGTCGTAGCTCTTGCCCCGGAACTTCATCGGCTGGTCGAGCTTTGCGATCTCCCGCACCTTCGAGATGAGGTCACCAATCAACTCGCCCAGCAGCGCCTCGGGCTTCTGGGTCATCTGCTCCGCGCTGGACTCGACCGGCTTGGTCGTGGCGATCACACCACTGACGGGTTCGGTCTGCGTCTTGTACTGGGCGGGCATGTTGATGATGCGGGCCTTGACGCTGGGCAGCAGGTTGCGAGCCACGGCGTAGGAGAACCACGGCTTCTGCTGGCCCTTGCGGGAGCCGCCCTTGTACTGGGCTTCCAACTGCGTCTCGTACTGCACGGCGTCGAGGAACGCCTCATCCATTGCAGACATCTGCGCGTCGGTGAACTGGGTGCGGTCGAGGAAGGCACGTGCCTGATCCACCAACTTCTTGATGTTGGTGTCCTCGCCCGCAAAGAAGGCGTAGTTGACCACCGTCTGGATGGCATCGCGGAACGTGCGGATGTCCGTGGTCGTCTCGGCCACGTTGATTTCTTCGGCCAGCACTTCGGCGGGGGTCTGCTCGACCTCCACCTCCTCGACGGGCGTTACCTCCGCAGCCTGTTCAACGGGTGCGGCGGCTGCTGCCGCTTCGGCTTTTGGGGCGGGGGGTTCCTCCCTCTTGGGCGGAGCGATCTCCTCGGTGGCCGCGATGTTGGGTCGGCGGTCTTCGATGGCGACCTTGCGCCATGCTTCCTTCTGCGCGTCGGACAGGTCGGCCCACTTGGGCTGGGTGTCCGGGTCGGCATACTGTGGCCACAGGCGTCCGGCTTGCGCCAGTTCACCCTTCTTCAGCGCAGCTTGAACAGCCGGGGTTACTGCTTCTTGCTTCGCCCCGCGCTGGAGAGCGACGCCGCGACCGCCTGCTTGAGCGCCGCCTGCCGGGACTTGGGTCGTGGGCTGCTGCCCAGCTTCCCGCCCTGCTCGTACTCCTTCATTATCTTGCGCACGTTCTGCGACACGACCTTGTTTGAGCTTCCCTTTTTGAGCGGCACTTGGTTTCTCCTTCGGTACGATTTCAACGGCTGCGACACCGGCCTGTTTCTTCAGGCCGCGCTGGGTACGCTTGACCGCCGGGGCCGGAGCCTTGGGCGGCGCAGGTGGCAGCTTGGTTTTGACGCCCGCAGCACGCAGTGCGGCCACGCTCGGCTCGCCCTCTTGGGTGAACAGCGGAACTTGAGCGCGGCGCTGGGCGGCGGTCTGTGGCACCTCGACACCGGCTACGGGTAAACCCGTACCTACGCCACGGCGCAGGCCCTCGGCGCGGCTGGGCACCGGAGCCTGACGACGGGTGAACAGGGGCAACTGCACCGGCTGGGTCGGGCCAGCTTGGCGCATGGGCATACCACTTGCCATCTGTGCAGCCTGCATGTTCTGCTGTTGCTGCATGGTGTACAGGTCGCGGGCGTTCGCGCTCTGCCGCGCAATCGCCTCAGTCTGTTGCGCGATGAGTGCCTGCTGCTGGGCCTGTGCTGCCTCGAACTCGCGCTGACGGCGCAGCCGGTCTTGGATGGCCTGAAGCTGGTTCGCCATCTGGGTGTTGACGGGGCCAGCGGCAGGGGCTGGGCCAGCGAACTGGAGCGCCCCTTGGCGGGCGTCGGGCACCATGACCGGGGTGGGTGCAGGCAGTCCGGGCAGCGGAGCCTGCGGCTGCATCCGTGCGGCCAGTTCTTGGGCGGGGATTTGACCACCGAAGATGTCCAGCACCCCTTGGGTACCCGGCGCACCCGGTGGCACATTGCCCTGCTGGCGCAGCATCTGGTCGGGGTAGGCCACACCCTCGGGTGTCACCATGATCTGCGGGCCACCCATCGGTGTGACGGGGGCTACCGGGCCGGGAAGTGCCAGCGGGGCTGGGCCACCCAGTTGCAGCGGAGCGCCAGCGGCAGGAGCACCGCCCATCGGCGTGACGGGGGTGTAGTACGGCTGCATGGCCGTGCCGGGGCCGGGAGGCTGGGTGCCCGGTGGGACGATCAGGTCACGACCGGGGGTTTGCTCGGGCTGCTTGCTGCGCAGGTTGGCGACACCACCGATGGGGCCACCGACACCGAAGCCAGCGGCAAACGAGTTGATCAGCCGGTTGACACTCTCTGGCGACGAGAGGTCTTGGCCGGAGATGCCCAGCAGGAGCGCCTCCTGCCCAGCTTCAGTGGTACCTTCAGCGGTACCGCCCACACCGAAGCCCACCGCGCCACGGCGCAGCAACTCAGCACCACGAGCCGTGCGGGTGGCACCAGCGGGCAGGGCGGACGGGGCCAGCGCACCACTGAACAGGCGCGAAGCCAGCAGGAACTCGGGCAGCGTCTCCAGCGCGGCGTAGGGTACCGACCAGGCCAGCGCCTTGAGGCGGGCGTCCACATCGTCAGCGTTGGCTCCCTGCTCGCGCAGTTCGCCGTAGATGTCAGCCGCGCCCGTGGCGAGGTTCTGGGCGTAGGACGTGGAGACGGCACCAGCAAGGCCAGCGGCCTCACGCAGCAACTTGTTCTCGGCAGCGTTGAGCACTTCGCCTGCTGCCTTCTTGCGGGCAGCAGCGATGACGGCTTCCTTGAACGCCGTCTTGCCCATCAGGCCAGCCATCGCACCGCCGACACCCGAGAGCGGGCCACCGGCAGCGGTACCCGCGAGGAAACCCAGACCCGCCGTGATGACGGACTCGATCATGTTGGGGCCTTGCTGGGCGAAGTTGGCTACGAACCACTCGACGGCATCACGGCCACTCTCGATGTCGGTGAACTGGCGCTCGAACGGCGCGGTGCGGGCGAGTTCTGCTTCCTGCTGCTCGACAATGCGCCCGCCCAGTTCCTCAGCACCGGCCAGTTGCAGTGCGCGGCCACCCAGCGCCTGCATGACATCGACGCCACGCCCGAAGGACTTGGACGCCAGCCGACCGAGGCTGGGTTCGCGGATGGTCTGGAGGTACTGCTGGTAGGACGGCACGTCCAGTGGCACCCAGTCGCCCTCAGTGGGCAGACCCGTGCCGGGGCCACCGAGCAGACCTTCGGCGCGGAGCGCAGACGTGGCATCGTCCGCACGGAACGTGGTGCCCTGAACGAAGAACTCGTTGCGGGTTGGGCTGAACGCAATGGCCGGAGGCTGGCGCATCTCCGGCATGGTGAACTGGCTCTGGGCGGTCAGCCGCTCCCCCATGACTGCCATGTCAGCAGCGGAAGGAGCCAGACCTCCAAGACCGATACTCGATGTGGGACTGAACGGTGCGTATGGATTCGGCTCCTCCCCCACATTTACCTTGTCGAAGAAGGGGTTTGCGAAGGAGAGTCCTGCTGTTGCCATGAGTTACCTCGTCTGTACACCGCCGTAAGTCGGCAGTCCTGCAATCGGATATGCTGAGTTCGATGTAATCTTAACGCCATCGACCTCGATTGTGCGACCCGACGGGTTGAAAAGGTAGGGCGTACCCGACCCCGGAGGCGTGATGATGACGGTACCGTCGCCAGCACCAGTAGGCTTCACGTCGTAGCGGAACTGCTTGATTTGTTCCACAGCAAGTTGAGCGTTGCCTTGCGCACGCTGCACGGCCAGTTCGCGGATCATCTGGGCCAGTTGCTGCGCGTTGTTCTTCTGGATTTCCAACTGCGTCTTGAACTGCTCCTCGTTGTACTTGGCCGAGGCTGCACCCTTTTGCTGGCGGTAGGTGGCATCGAAGGCAGAGCGGGCCGAGTCAGCGATGTCCGAAGCAGTGACGCCTGTCTTGGTCTTGCGACCGTTGACCACGATGTCGAACTTGCCATCGGTGCGGGGCTGGATACCCACCGGCACCCCGGCGTACTGCGACCACACAGCGGCGAGGCGGCGCGGATCGTTGGCGAGGGTGAACTCTTGCAGCCCCTGCATCCCTTGGAGGTAGGTCATGCCGTTGTCGAGTTCCATCAGCTTGGCACGCGCCTCCATGAACTGCGCACCCATACCAGCACGTTGGTACATGCCCGCCAGACGTTCGACTTCGGCGCGTTGCTGCATGGCCCGCTGCATGTCCAGTGGGATGGACTGCGGGTTGGCGAGGTAGAAGTCAGCCTCGGAGCGCACCGGGGTGGGCACCGCAGCCGGGGTGGTGGGCGCAGCCGCAGCAGGAACCTCAGCCGCTTGGGCGGCGCTGATACCGGGGATGGTCAGCCCCGCAACAGGGGTAGGAGCAGTGGGAGTAATAGCGGCAGGAGCAGCCGCTTGAGTCGGCGCGATACCCAGCGCACCCAAAACTTTCGGCACGTAGTCACGGGTTTCCTTCGGCAGTTTGGCGGGATCAGCACCTGTGGAAATCCAGTTGTCGATCCGACCGGGGCCAGCGTTGTACGCAGCCAGTGCGTATTCCAGATTGCCGTCGTACTTCTGGAGCATGGCGTCCATGTACCGCTGCCCGTAAGCAGCGCCAATCTGCGGGTCTTTGAGCAGCGCGGCAGCAGTCGCAGCATTGCGCTTACCCTTGTACTCACCACCGGCCTGCTGTGCAGCAAAGTCGAAAATGCTCGGCACGCCATAGCCGTGTTTCATGGCCGTCTCCGGCTTAACCTGCATCAACCCGACAGCACCTTTCGCACTCACGGCACCGGGTTTACCCGCGTTCTCCACTTGGATCATGGCTTGCAGCAGGCGCTGCGGGTCAGGAAGCTGTGCGCTCGGCGCGGCGGGCGCAACCGTCTCAGGGACACCTGAAACAGTGACCACGCGCTTGGTACCAGCAGCCAGTTCCTGCTCGGGCTGGCGCACGTACTTGTCGTAGAACGGGGTGTACGAAAAGCTGGGCGTCGGGAGTTCCGTACCGAACAGGTAGTTGATACCACGAGCGCCCTGACTGGCAAGATTCAACGCAGCCGCACCCGGTGCCTGAAAAACATCGAGCGCAGCGGCGGGCACCTTACCCAGCGCGATGCGGTTGGCCGTCTGCTGCTGCTCCAGTGGGGTCAGCGGGCGCGACTGGATGGTCGGTTGCGGTGCGACCGGAAATGCCTGCGCCCCCGTGGTGGGGGCGGCTCGCGCAATAGGTACCGGCTGGGTGGGAGCCGCAGGAGCGGCAGCAGGGGCACGGGCGGCAGCAGGGGCAGCTTGCGCAGCGGGCGCACCGACCACAGGCAGTTGCGCGATGGGGCCGAACTGGGGCACTGCCACGGGGGTGGGCATCGGGGCTTGCAGCATCTCTTGGCGCAAGCGATCCAGCCGGTTCAGTTCGGCAGTGCGCAGTTCGATCTCACGCGAACGGCGCTGCGCATCTTCTTCCTCTCGCCAGCCTTGGCCGACGACCCCGGCACCGCCGAGGAGTTGTCCTAACGTCAACGCCATAATGAACTCCTTAACCGCTGCGGCCAGTCAGCGAACCGAACAGCGAGCCGATGTCTTTGGCCTGCTGCGCACGGCGCTGCTCTGCACCAGCGTATGCTTGTCGAAGATTGCTGTACTCGCTCATGCTGGACGGGAAGCTGGTGGGCATCTGCGACAACCCAGCCTGCATGGTCTGCAAGCGGCCAGACACACCCGTGCCGTAGCCCACATCGTAAGCGGTACCCACATCGCGGCCCGTTGCCAGATCGAAGCGGCGGGCTTCGGCTTCACGAGCACCACCCGTCAGACCACGCAGACCAGCACGCTTGGCGCGGGCACCGGCAATCTGGGCACGGCGAGCGCGTTGCAGGCCGAAGTATTCGGGGTCGAAGTACTTGGACTCACCGATCAGGTTCTGCGCCTGCTCCAGTCGCTGGTTGAACAGGGCTTGGTTGGTCTGCTGGAGCATCCGCAGTTCTTCGGTCTGGGCATTCAGCAGGGCCTGTTCTTCAGCGGACAAGCCGGTACCAGCCAGCGCGGAGCCAGCCAACTGTCCAGCAGCGCGAAGCGTCAGATCAGCCAGAGCCTTGGGGTCGGTGAACTTGGCCTTGAGTTCGTCGCCAGCCTTGCTCAGTGCCTCGCTGAAGGTGGTGGGCTGGCTGGTAGCGCCAGTGGGCGCGGTGGCTGCGGTCGTCGGTGCGGCGGTCGGCTGCTGTGCAGTCGGCGCTGCCGCCGGAGCAGCACCCATACCCGTGCTTGCAGCCAGCGTGGGTGAGTACGTTCCGCCCGAGTACGCACCGATGGGCGTCGTGGACGTGTAAACACCTTGGCCGGTGACAACCTGCGTACCGCCACCGGGCGCAGCCGACACGACACTCAGGCCCTGCGAAGGCGGCATACCAGCGGCGAGGCTGTAGTCAATCGGGGTGCCAGCGGCCAGCGCACGATCCACCGAGGAGGCGAAGAAGCCGGGGTCGGGTGCCCGCAGGCCGATGCCCGCCGTGGCAGGGTTCAGGCCCATCGTCGGAAACTGCGCACCAGCGGCAAGGCTGTAGTCCACCGGAGCCATCGCGCCAGACAGCCCCACACCACCCGTAGACAGTCCGCCCGCAGTGGTCGCACCGGGAACAGCCAGCCCAGTACCACCGCCGCCCAGTGTCAGGCCAGTGCCGCCACCGCCGCCCAAGGCATAGGGAGAAGCACCTGCACTCGCAGCCGGAGCCGTGATCCCGGTGCCGCCAGCAGCGCCGCCAGCCGGGGCAGTAGCCGCAGAAGCCGCAGAGGTGTAGCCCCCGATACCCCCGCCGATACCACCGAACAGGGCGCTGCGGCCCACGTCCTCACCGAGTATGGCCCCTTTGGCTGCGCCGAGCGCCGCCCCCGTCACAGCACCACCGAGCACAGCGCCAGCAGTGGCAGAGCCGACCGCCCCGCCGATGGCGGCAGACAGGCCGATGGACGATGCAATCGCGGGGGCTGCAAACGGAATGGCGACAGCGGCCACCACGCTCACAACAGTCTTGACGGCTTTACTCATGGTTCTCTCCTAGATTCATTCGGACGTACGCGCAGGATTCGGTGAACCCGAACTTCTTCAGGTACACCTCGGCGCGTTCAGTTGGGGTGTAGGCATCCAGAAACTCCACGTCGTTTGCCACGAGCCACTTGATGATCGGCTCCCAGAATGCGGCTTTGAAACGGAGGAGATGGCGTCCTGCGAGCGCCATGACATCCGCGCCCTTGTGCCCATTGGCGTCGAAGAACTGCAACGCCAGAATGCAAGCGACCTCACCGTTGAGGAATCCTGCGAACATCACAGCTTTGTCCAACTGCACGGCCAGCAGCACATGCCCTGCGTCCATCTCGCCCTTGGCGATGGTGTTGCCTTCGCACGCTGATTCGACCAGCGGCTCCAGAACAGGCCACAACTCAATGACCCGTTCCTTCGTCAGCAACTCGATGGACAGGATGCTCATGCTTTGTACTTCTCCACAAGGCTGTCAAAGAACTCCTTGCCCTTCATCTTCACCACGTTGGCAGGGATGACGTATTCTCCCTCATGGGCGTTGATCAGTACAGAGCCGTCTGACTTCTTGGATTGGGGTACTTCGCCGCCCTTTGCCATCGACGGCATCGCGCCGCTGGAGACTTGGGAAGCGGTGACATCCGGGCCACCGGCCATCATGGGCGTGCCGCCCTGCATCATGTTCTGCCCACCGACATCGGCCTGAATGGCGCGGGCGGCAAGCAGGAGGACGAACACCAGCCCTTGGTCGTACTGCTGGGGCAGGTCTTGCTCCGTGGCGATACCTTGCTGGATGGCGAAGTTGCGCACGTAGGGGTACATCTCAGGGTTCTGCGCCGCGACCGTCGCCAACTGGACGATCATGTTCAGTTCCTGCTGGGTCAACTCGCCGGTCTGCATCACCTCCATGATGGCAGCGCGAATCTGGGCGATCTGTTGCGGGTGCTGGGTGGCGAACTGGTTGACCTGCATCTCCAGCATCTGGGGTGTCATGCCACCTTGGGGCATTTGACCCTGCGGGGCGAGGCCCACACCCATCGGCTCGGGCATACCGCCTGCGCCGATCATGCCGCCTGCTTGGTAGGCCGGGACGAAGGACTGCTGCCCCATCATGCCGGACGACATGCCGGTGCCCATATTGGGCTGCATCGGCGCACCAGCGGGAGCGGGACTGCCCATGCTCAGGATGCTGGCAAGGGCCGGAGGCAGGTCGAGAGAAGTGGTGGGAGCCGGGACGGGAGCGCCGGATGCGTTGAGCATGGTCAAGACTGGGTTGTTCATGGTCATCCTTTCAGTTGGTTGATCAACGCATTGACGGTATTCCTCAGCGTTGCAACGTCGTTCGCAAGTTGTTGTACGTTGGTGACAAGTTTCCCATAGTCCTCAAGGCTCGGTACCGTTACACCACTGATTGTAAAGCCGGTGCCCTCGGCAGTCACGCGCTGCATCGTCTGGGTGGGAGCGTCTGCCACAGTGACAGAACCTCGTGTGATGGCCGCTGCCGAGACGGCGCTGTTACCCCGTGCGCCGATGAGGAGTTCGAGGTTCTCCTTCATGGCATTGAGCGTGACGAACTGCCAGTCCATCAGGCCCTGCTGCGGGATGGCAGGGATCGCTGAGAACCGGGGTGGACGTACAGCCATTACACTTCCCTCAGACCAAGCGGTGTCTCAGCCAAGTGGATCGCCCGGACACGGACGTTACCTTCGACACCGACCTCGAATGTATCGGTACGGTACCCGGTTGGCAAGCGGAACGGCTCCATGTCGTTAACAGACGTGGAGAAGATCAACTGCTTGTCCACCCAGAGTTTGAACGTGATCTCGTCCGGGTTGCTCCAACTGACCAGCGCAGACTCCCATGCCCGCGTCTCACTATCCCACGAAGTTGTCACAGTGGAGTAGTCTGCAATCACGCGGGCCGCGCCGAGATTGAGCATGTCCTTGGTCACAATCACCTTGGACTTCCACTCCATCGTCAGCGCAGGCTGGCTCAGGTCATCCCACTCGTACACATCGCCCAGCGTGCCATCGCAGTAGTACAGGCGTCCTGTCTGGGTGTCATACCACGAGGCCGAGAACGTGGCCATCGTGTCAACAAAATACCCACCCACCTTGGCGTCCTGCTCGAATACAAACGACCCAGTGGAATGCGCAGCGAAGTAGTTTTCGCCGTAGTACTCGGCCACCACCGTGGTGGGATCAATGTCCACCTGCCACGTGTCGTTGTTGTACAGCGCCTTCGTCACCAATGCTGCACCCGAGGCTGGAGAATACACGGCCAACCCGTCATTGGTGGACCAGACAATACCGTAGCCCATCGTCACCACGCTCTTGGCGTTCAGGCAGGGATACAGCACGTCGATGCGGGACACGGATACCCCGGAGGCAGGGTCGTTGGTCGAGACGAGGTAGGGATAACCCTTAGTCAGGACCAGCATCGACCCGGCAATGGGCGCAAGCGCCACGATGTCTTCACCCACCGGAGTGGCGTATCGGATGGGCCATGCGTGCGGCAGGGCAGGCTCGGAGAAGTATAACGTGTTGCCAACAAAGCCGCACAAGATGTTGTTCTGGATGGACACCAGCCCTTGTAGGTCGTCAGGCGGCGGGTCGTACTCGTCGGTATCCAGAATGCTGAGAAGGTTGCGCGAGTCGAAGTCGTCCGTGAAAGTGTACACACCACCATCGCCCCAGTACCGCGCAGCCGTGGTCGGCGGGTTTTCCGACACGTCGTAGTACAGCGTGCCGGAGGTCAGGGTAACAGCGGTATCAGCCCCGGCCTGCGTGAACTCGAACGTCTCGTCGTCGATGATGTCGGTAACGACGCCGCCTGTGATGTCGAACGCCGCCGCTGTGGTACCACTGACTTTGAACCGGTCGTCAATGCCGAGGTTGTGCGGGTACTGCATTGTCATGCGCACCGTACCGCTGAGGCGCTGCGCAGCCACCACCGTGTTGGGGAACCACAGCGTGGCCAGCCGGAAATACTCGGTGCCGGAAGTGGACGCCAGCGTGCGGTACAGCCGCACACCACGCACGAAGTTGTCCCCGGCAGGTTTCGCCGTGGGGGTGTTGGACACCGTGACCGTGATGCCTTCCTTGATGTACAGGTTGTCCGAGGGCTTGGAAGCGATGGACTCCTCCTCCCACGGTGTGTACCAAGTGAAGACGTACGACCGCGCTTGCGTCAGCCCCCCGAGATCGACTTTGGCAGTGGTGAACGAAGTTGTCGCCACCTGCGGGCCGGGGCTGAAGTAAGTGAAGGTCGTGCTGTTGACCACCGTGCATTCCACGTTGGTCGCATTGAAACTGGTGAGGCTCAGGCGGACGTTGCCACTGGTGGTGGCCGCAGCCGTGGCTGTGATGTCAAACGTGTTGGCCGCGACGTTGGAGATGGTGTACGTCCCGTCGATGGCCGTGCCCGAGGTGAAGTCAAGCGATACCTGCGCACCGTTGGACAACCCATGCCCTGTGATGGTGACGGTGATGGTGGTGCCACCGGGCTGGTTGTATGTGCCTGAAAGGTATGTGAACTCCGAGACAGTGATGAAGTTCCCTGAACGCAAGCCGTGCGCACCGCTGGTGACAATGGTGGCCACATTGCCCGCGTCTCGGGCGAACGTGCTGGTAGTGCTGCTGGTGAACGTCGAAGCCACCGTGGTCAGCTTGGCACTGTCAGGCGGTATGGGCAGGCCCAGATCGTAGTAGCTGATGGGATACGCCCCCGACCCCGTGGTGGCCAGTGCGTAATTGCTGACCTTGGGTGTGCCGTCGCCTGTGTAGTAGAACCGCTGCTCGTCTTGCAGGTTGGCCGAAGCCACTGCGATATCCACGTCATTGGTCCACGAAAGCCACTTCAGATCATTGTCGTCGTCAGGATTGCGCAGGGCGTAGAGCGTTTTGATCGTGCCGGTGCGCTGCGTGTTACCCACCACAACAGGTTGTGGGTAGGGAATCAAGTCACCGGAGTACAGCTTGCAGTTCTCCGCGATCTGCGCAGCCGTGTTCGGCAGCAACTCCGGGCTGATCTTGGGCGCTTTGCCGAGGAAGGTTGCGATCTTGACGCCAGCCATCAGTAGCTCCAAATCATCGGGCGCGGGAAGTTGTCATGCACAGTCAGGTCATCGAGATGGATGAACCGACCACTGCCCTTTTGCTGTACGCCGACGCCCGTGAATCCGTACATCACTGCCAAATGTACCAGCCGCAGCGCGTCTGCACCAACCACCGCGACATCCGCAGCGTGGCCGGTCGCGTGCGCACCGGGAGCTTCCTTGGCTGCTTCGATGGGATGGGTCACGTCCCGGTAGCCACTGGTGATCCGCATCGGCTTGCCAAACGCGGTGCGTAGCTTCTGGAGCTTTTCCATGAACGCAGCGTCCATCTCACACTTGTCCGTGTGCTTGCAGCGGAACTCGCCCTCGGTGAAGTTGGGGTAATCAGCCCAGTTCATTTTGCTGCGACCCCCTTCGCCTTCTCGTAGGTGCGCAGACCGCCGATGCCCAACATGCCACTGAGCACAACCCAGAGCAGGTCGGTGTCGATGGTCGGCGGTGTGGGCCAGCCGTTGACAGTCGCCAGCCACGTCAGCAGGGGCTGGAGGAAGACAGCATAGGCGAAGCCCGCCACCCCCACCCAGCCCGCACCGGGACGCCAGCCAGCCACCCAGATGCTCGGGTGCTGCGCTTCGCGGGCGTTGATCTCAAGTTGGGCGATCACCTGCTTGAGTTCGCCCTCCATCGCCATGCGCAGAAAGTCGGCCTCGGCCTGCCGCTTGGCCTCGGGATCGGGCACGAAGCGATCCAGCAGAGTCTTGCCGACTTCCAGCAGCGGGCCGAGAACGAGCGGGTTCACTTCTTGGCCTTCTTCATCGCGGGCTTGACCATGCCGCCCTTCATGTAGGACATCGGCTTGGCACCTTTCGGGGCCTTCGGCGGGGGTATCTGCTTCTTGACCATACCGCCCTTTGCCATCGACTTGGGTTTGCTTCCACAGGTTGCCATGATTTACTCCTTGTCTTCCTTGCGGTCGAGTTTCTTGAACAGCAGCCCAAGGGTGCTGTCGATTTTGCTGAAGCCGTCCTTCATGTCGTGCTTCAACTCCTTGAAGTCATCCTTGATGTCAGCGACAGCGACTTTGAAATCATCCTTGCGGACATAAACCTCGGGGAGGTCGCGTTCGATCTGCTTCACGTCGGCCTTCAGGTCTTTGATTGCGTCCCAGACGACCTTCATCACCCACCCAAGGGCTGCGCCGAAGCCTGCGAGCAACCAGTTGATGATCGTCTGATCCATCGAACAACCCCTCAGTGGCGGTCTTTGTCTTCGCGCCCGATGCGGGCAACCACAGTACCCGAGGTGTAGTCCCCCGTCTTGACACCGACGCGGTACCACATGAACTCGGGATCGAACCCTGTGCCCTCGTAGGGTGCTGTGAATGAATCCACATCGACCCAAGTCGAGTTGTCAATACTGCGCTGCACCGTCACAGTAGCGGCAAACGTGCCACTGATCGAGATGTTGAAGTACCCCTCAAGCCGAGCAGCATCGGTGAACGTGTTTTGCGCCGTGATGGACGCGGAAGCGATGGTTGTCATGGCGACTCCTTACGAGAGAACAGTGCTGCGCAGCACCGACTGAATGATAGAGCGTGACCCAGTGGCGCTCGACGCCACCTGCAAGTTGGCGTTGGTGAGGCGAGCGTCGTAGTACTCCACAGCCTGGAGGTGGCCGTTGAGGTAGTTGGTGCCATCGCTGCCCAGGCGCATCTGCGTGACGGCTGGGATGCTGGCTGGCGCGCCGTTGACCGCCAGGCCGCTGTTGAGGCTGGCCGCTGCGCTGCCTGCTTGCCATGCGCCTGCCAGCCTGTACGCCGCTGCGCTGATGGTGCCTGCGTCGATGGTGGCCTGATCAGAGCCGCCAGCGCGGATGTACAGCTCCGGGTTTGTGGTGTTGCCACGCAGGGCGATGATGTTGTCTGCCGTGGCGTCGTCCACCTGCACCAGCGGGCGCGTGCCGCTGACGGTGCTGGGCAGTGCGCGGACCAGGATGCTGCCTGGGCCTGAGCGCCAGAAGCCGCTGAACGCGGTGCCGGTGATGGTGGCTACGTCGGCGTTGCGGGTGACGGCTGCGGATGTGGTGGGGATGTAGCTGGTGGCCTCTGATCCCGATTCTGTTTGAGCACCATACAACCAGGTAAAGTTGCCTGTACCTGTAAAAGCGTACCGGGTTCTAATAGTAGTCGCTGTGTTTGACGTGCATGTCAAAATAGCTCGATAGTAATCTCCGCCCTTGTGTTCAACTCGTGCAGACGCATTTGTAAAATTTCCAGAAACTGACGCGGCTGTTGAAATTAAAGCCGTTGATAGGTTAATGATGACGTTGGCTAAGTTTGTCGCACCACCATCTGTCAATCTCAAGGTCAAAGAACCAGACCCAAGTTTGAAATACACAGATGTAGTATAAGTAACTGCGGCAGCGTCTTTGGTGACGTCTTGATATGTTACACCACCTTCAAACTTTGTGGCATTTGTTGTTCCGTCTGGCGACACAGCGTTGGCGGGCGTCACAACTCCACTGTTAACCCAAACCGATGAGAAATCGTTAGAATTTCTCAAATTGTTGGTAGACGACCCTTCAATCAAAATACCAATAACCGCCAAAGTTACCGGGTTATAGTCAACCCGCAAGGCGTCCGCAGTTACGCTTTCAATTAACCCAGACGCATTGACTCTCGTGGCTGTTGCACTAGGGCGATTGCAAACAATCTCAGGATACGTTGTACCACTTGTAAAATCAAATAGTTTTGTGCGGGCCATGTTTTTCTCACTTGTCCAAAACAACCCAACGAGAAAAAGTCAAATCGTATATGACTAGACATCCTGTAAATGGCGGTAAATCGTAATTAACTCCACCAGGGCAGTAAAAACGATTAGCCGATGCTGAAGTAGAGTCGTGTGACAGAGTGATTGTGTTCACAGTGTCTGCGTTATATATGTAGACACATCGCACAAACGTAGGGGCAACCATCCCCGACAACACACGCGTAGCACCACTGGGGACGCATCTCAGCAAAGACGTATACGCCCCAAGCGCATGGTTATTGGTTGTGGCAACAAGTGTCAAATCTTCAACATTAAGCAGAACACCAGCGCCTGTGATCTGAGTGCCACCAATCGTGACACCTGTTGATGAATAAATCGCCAAGTCTGCGTAACCGGAGCCAGAAATCGTCAACCTTGACGAGTAGACGCTGACATTCAGTGCGTTGGTCAAGTCAGCAAGTACATCGGATGCCAAGCTACGAGAGCAGCTAAAGAACTCAACGTTTTGAGCCGATGCACCACTAGAACTTGTAAACTTAAAGTCAACAAATCCATTCAATGCTGAATCAGCATTAGTGCGTGTGTAATCGGTAATTCCAATATTACGAGAAGGTTGATTGGTGGCATTTGTGCCACGAGTAAACTTGAACAGATCAGTAGACACAACGTATGTTGGGCCAGCACTGTTCAAGTCAAACACTTTCACCCGAGTAGCATTAAATCCGTTGACACCATACCCTTCAACAATACCCTGAGTTGTGACTTCACACAAAATGTCCTCAAGGGTTATGTTGTAAATGTAGTTACCAGCCCGTGCGCTTTCAAAGTAAAACCACGGCTTAGAGCCACGAACAATCTCCATTTCTGACCATTTGTTGAAGTTTGTGGCACCCGCAGCATCTGACACTACAAAATGGTAAGCTGGAACAGTAGCTGTGTAAACATGATAAAATTCACCACCACGCCACACGTTGTTGATGTAGTTACCGAGATCGGCGGTGTGAGAATAGATGCTTTTTGCGCTGTTTTGTTGATCGCAATACAGATTATTGAACTGGTATCCTACGACTTGCTGTTTTTGGACAAAAATATGCCCACCCCCCGATCCCGACAAAAACGCCATGTTAGAAATGACACTTTGGTCACTGACACCAGACGCCACTCCCAACCACATCAGGTCAGATGCTGTTGACCGGATACGACTGTTTTTGCCGTCACCGATGAGCGTGTTTCGCTGTGTTTGAACAATAGGCGATGTGATCTGATACGTTCCTGCAGGAAAATAAACACACTCGTGTTCATCAATAGCCGCCTGTATAGCAGCCGTATCATCCGTCACCCCGTCGCCCACAGCACCAAAGTCCAGAACGCTTACAAACTCACGAAGTTTATTTTGTACGGTGGTGACGACTGCGCCGGTGCCTGCGGGGGTGTATACCCCCAACTCAGCATACTGAGTCACACGATCCGCGACTGCCCCAGCAGTCACCCGCAACTCGAACCGCGCACCGGCTGCGAAGCCAGCTGCCGTGGTGCCTTCCTGGGCACGGACGACGGTGAGGGAGTCACCACTGCGGACGGTGGCTTTGACGATCTCCTGCGTACCTTGCGTGCTCGTGATCGTGGCGTAGAAGTAGTCACCGGCCCCGAGCGTGGGGAACTCAGCCCCGTCGCCGGTCGTGAGAACGATGCCGGTGTCAGACGCGCTGATCGCGGTTGCGAGGGTGCCCGAGGCGTTGTTGGCGAGTTTGATCGGCATGTTCTTTTCCTCAGAGCAGCAAGAAGTCCAGATCATCCAGTTCCGCACGAATGTTCTGAACAGTGACACGAATCTCGAAACGGCTGTTCGCAGGGAATGGAATCGCAAGGGTGCCCTCCTGTCCTCGAACCATCGTCATCACGTCGTCAGCGCGGGCTGTGACCTTCACAATCTCGAAGTGATTGTTCACGTCTTGGATCGTGGCGTAGAAGTAGTCGCCAGTCCCAAGCGCAGGGAAGCTGGTGCCTGTCCCAGCGGCCACCGTCAAAGATGTTGCCGTGCTGCTGATTGCCAGCGGCACGGTGGTGGAGGCATTGTTCTTGAGTTGAACTCCCATGTCAGGCTCCGAAGGGTTGCATCCGGGCACGCATCATGCCCCGGTTGGTGCCGAGATTGGCGCGTGCGCGGCGTTCTGCGGTCTGGAAGACGTACTGCTTGGCGTGGTACGCCGCAAGCTCACGATCCGACCACGCTTGGTTGGGCAGCACCAGAAGATGTTGCAGCGCCCCGTGCATGATGGCTTCTTCCAACTCGTCGAAGATTACTTCATCCATGCCGGTGGCCGACCGCTTGGGCTTGAGCGCCACGAACATGCGGCACTGGTAGGTGCGCTGCCCGTCCGGCAGCGGCAGGATGATGAACTTGTCGGGGCTGACTTGCGTGATGGACTGCGGCGTCGAGCCGTCGGCCACGATGGCGTCGGGCAAGACGTAGGGCGAGTTCTCGTTGAACAGCGCCTCGTTGTAGTCGAAGCTGTTGAATGACCCAGAGGGCGTCAGGCTCCACACCACCGAGGGGTCTTCGCCGCTGTACAGGTCGGCCCACTGCGGGTACAACTCGATGGCCTTCTCCATCGTCAGGCGCTCCAGCGGGCGCTTGTTGACCACCACCTCGAACATCGCGTGGACATCCGTGGTGGGGGGCTTGTTGTACAGGTACTCGTGGACACCGGGCAGTAGGTTGAACAGCGGCACCTGATACCGCCACGCCAGCGTGCGCTCGCACGTGCGGATGGCCGAGTCGCGGATGTACTGCACGATGGTGGCGTGCGGACACCCCGGCACAGAAGCCTGCACACGGGGCACGAGGGAGGCGAAGGTACGGTCGGCCATGTCAGATCACCTGTCTCGGGTCTTGCCCGCCTGATTCCGTGTCCGTGATCGACCGGGACTGGAGGCTGACCCCCAGCCCTTGCACGAACGAGTCTTGGAACAGCTTGGCCCGGTTGGAGTTCACGTGCTCATTGTCGATGGACTCGGCCAAGAACACCACGCCATCCACGACGACCGGGAAGTAGGCGTCGGTGGGGTAGGTAATCTCCTGATCCAGCGTGTAGTCCGGCGGCGTCTGGGCGTACTCCCCAACAAGCACAACCCCGGCAGCGGGCCGGGGGTACACGAAGAACCTGTTGGGGTTGCGCACGTGGCGCATGAAGTTCACAGGCTGGCCGGATGCTTCGCGCTGCCAGCTTGGGGTCGTGCGATCCAGTGTCTCGCGGTTGACCTCGGTGACAGCATCGCCGTCCTTGACTTGGAAGATTTCGATCAGCCGTGTCGAGTCTGCGGGGCAGGTCTGAAGTACCGTATCCGCCGTTGTCGGGATGTCCCCGATGACGGCGAACAGATCAGGGCGAAGCATCACCATGCGCTTGAGCGTCTGGTTGACGAAGCCGAGCATCACCGCATCGCTGTAACGATACGGCGTCTTGGTGTCTTGGATCAGACGACGCGCTTCGGTGATTACTTCGCTCGGTGTCATCAGGGCATTCCTCGTGCGGCTTCTTTAGCCAACTCAGGAGAAGTATACGGCGGAGCCTCGGGAATGTCAGCAGTTGTCAAGTCCAAAGCTGCCTTGCGCTTGACAATGCGCTTGGGTTTCTCGGGGGCCTCCACACGCTCTGCAACGTGCTCAGGGACGAACCGCTCAGGGAACGCCACTTCTTCGGGGATCACCTCGCAAGCGGGGTTCTTCGCCAGAATCTCGTTGTAGTCGTACAGGAACCCGTCCTTTTTGACGCGGATGTACATCTTGCTCATTTGTTCAGCTTCCTCAGTGTCTGGGCCAGTCGTGCTCGCTGACCCATCTTCCCCGGCTTCTTTGCTGCCGCAGCCAGTTTCGCGGCGGGGATCGTCTCCCCCTTCTTCACGCCCATCGCCTCACGCAAAGCGCCGGGTTTCTTGATCGCGCCCTTGATCCATTTCTCAGCCATCACTTGCTCCTTGCTGCACGCATGTTGTCCACGAGGTTGGGATACTTCCGTCCGGCTTTCTTGGCCGCAGCCTTGGCCTTGGCCTTCTGCTCCGGGGTCAGCGGCTTGGACTTGCCGAGCGACTTGGGGCGGGGTTTGTTCCAGACTTCCATGTCAGCACTTCCACGCCCGCAGGGCCTTGTTGATCCGGCTGTTCGGGTCTTTGGCTGTCTTCTCCGAAGTCAGCTTCTTCTTCATACCCTCCATCCGGGCACAGAAGGAATCCTTGCGCGGGCCACCTTGCGGCTGCGGCGGTTTGAGTCCGGGTTTACCCGGATTGGCCTTGTTGTAGGACGCCCGCCCCTTGGCGTTCAGACCACCTTTGGGGTCTTGTCCTTCCTTGCGCTGCCATGCTGGTGTCTTAGCCATTATGAGTTCACCGCCTTAATGACTGCGAAGTTGAGGACAACCGCCTCGGACAAGTCCGTGCCGGTCAGTAGGTTGTGCAGCGAGATGTTGCAGGAACCTGCGGCGACAACCTCCACCGTGATGGTGTAGGCCCCAGCCGTGGCCCCAGACGCGATGTTGACGATGATGACATCCGTTGCGGCGATGAAGCTGTTGGTCAGCGTGAACGTCACCGAGGTGGTGCGGTTCAGCGTCGCGTTGTTCATCGTGATCTGGCCGCAGACCTTGTTGAGCGTCACCCCTGTGGATTTACTCGTAAGCTGCGTGACAGTGCCGCCAGCGCCGGTGGGATAACCAATGGAGGTCGTGGCCTCGACCGTCGTACCTTTGACCGAAGCGGGGGTGGTAGCCCCGACAGTCGTGCCGTCGATGGCCCCGCCGTTGATGTCTGCAACCGACGTGACGACTTTGCCAGTGCCATTCGGTGTGAGGTTGATGTCGCCGTTGGTGTTGGTGCTGGACAGCGTGTTGCCGTTCAGCCGCAGGTTGCCGCCGTTGGTGGTGGTCAGCCCCGTGAACGTAACTGACTCAACAAGCGTCAGGCCCGTGAACGACCCGGTGAACGTCACACCAGAGATTGCTCCGCCCGTGATAGCGACGTTGTTTGCCGCTTGGGTAGCCATCGTGCCGAGGCCGAGGTTGGTGCGGGCGTCAGCCGCCGTCGAGGCCCCCGTGCCTCCGTCTGCAATGGCGAGGTCAGTGATGCCGGTGATGGAGCCGCCCGTGATGGCGACCTTGGTCATGGCGACCGAACCCGTGCCGTTCGGGGCGATGTTGATGTTGCCGTTGGTGTCGAGCGAACGCAGCGTGTTGCCGTCCAACTGGAGGTTCTCGACCGAGACAGACTCGGTGCCGACCTTCAGCGCAGTGGCGACACCCGTGCCGCTGTAGACCGTCTTCTCAGTCGCGGTCGGGCCGTCGTCCACATGGAGCAACTGGTCGAAGGTGCTGGCAATCGTGTTGCCGGTCAGGTTGGTTGGCATTCAGCTTTCCTCGCTTCTATTTCCATTGGTGCATTATGGTATCCATACCTCAGCACCTGCCAAAGGCACATCAAGTAGAACCTGATGGCCCCCATCCGCTCGTACTGCGCCCAGTGCGCCTGCTCGTGCCGGATCAGCCACTCGTTGTCCATCCGCTCGGCCAAGATGTAGATGCCGAAGGGAGGCAGCGTCACGCCGCCGAACCCTGCGCGGCGCAGTATCCAGCGGATGATGTGGCGTGCTGGGCGGGGCTTGGTCATGGCGCGACGTTGGCCATTGCCTTAAACACTGCGGTGCCGCCAGCGCCACCAGTTGTACAAACCCAACCAGGGGATCCACCCGCAGCGACTGTGAACTTCCAGACTTGATCCCCAACTTCAAAAGTCATGTCTGGATCAGACGGCACAGAATCGCTACGCATCACCATGCGTCCACCAAAGTTAGCGCACTGGTTCAGTTCTGAATCTACGATGTGCCCGTTTAGAACCGATGCGTCTTGCCCGTTGCCTTCAATGAGGTACATCGAGTCAACGACAATATATTCATTGCCAGTAGCACTTCCGTTGAACCCATACAGATAAGCAAATGCGTCCACTCTGTCTGCGTCTGCAGGAACCGTGTACGTTACTTTCAGTAAGTTCCAGGCATTTCTATTGACTGCGTTGGTTTGGCTTGCTGCAGTTGTTCCGCCAGTTCCGTTTGATGAAAACGCAACCGCCACCCCGGCCATAGTGTTTCTATTTGCCGGATCAAACTCCGAAAGGTTTGGAACCCAAATCCAAGCGTACAAAGAAACAGTTTTACCTCGAAGTTTTACGCCGAGGTAGGAATCGTTAAAAATAAACGATACGCTTCCGTTTGATTGGGCTGCATTGATCTGGAATTTAAGCGCATTTGTACCGCGACGAACTATTGTCGTTTCTTGGCTCATCACCCCATGAACAACAGAAACGACAGGATAGCCGCGCAACCACAAATCAAAATTTGGGTTTGGGAAATAGTTGCGAACAACAGAAAGATTTTTGCTGTTGTCGTTGGCCCATGTGTTTGTTACGGCAACAGATAAATCTTGAATGCTCTTTGTATTTGCTGTCGTTGAGTAGCGTTTTCTATTGGTGCCGGTTGAATAAAAACCTCCGATGCGAAGCCCGTCAACTTGATCAAAAACAAGCGGGTAGACCTCGTTATCTTTACCAGCGTTGTCGGCCATCGCCGCAGTGACGGTTCCTACTTCTACGTTTTTGCATTCTGTAGTGCCGCCAAATGTAATAAAAGGGACGTTTCTGGTTTGCTCCAAATACATCGACGTAAACGTGATGGCGTTGCAACCATCCACGGTTGATGTCAATAAACCAGATTGCAAAGTGCCGCCTTCAGAAATCAACTGATCAAAATGAACGCCTCCGGAGCTAGTAAGAGTAAAGTCTTTACGGCATTCCTCGAATCTCAGATGCGCTCGAACTGAATTAAAAGCTGTTGCAATCAGCCCGGTTTTGCAAGCAAGCGACCAAACATTGTCAAGAGTGCCGATAAACCCGTTGATGTCATAGCCGACTTTGCACCCTCGCACGACAACATCGCGCATGACATACCGCGCAGAAAAAGTTCCTCCACTGGAGTTGACTTTGATGCCTGTGCAGTTCTGCGCGTTGATCACGCCAGAAATGAAGTTCGCAAGATTGAGGTCGTTATCAATCCTGAACGAGTCTAGCGAAAAGAAATTTGATCCTGCCGCAAACGACAACACCGCAGAACCGTCGCTGATGGTCGGTCTGATGCGTGACCCATCGCCATCGCCGCGCAAACACATGCGCCCCATGTTAATGGTGGAGCTGACAGCATAGACACCTGATGGTATGTATACGGCACCAAAATTGTTGCTGATTGCGTAGGTTACCGCAGCCTGAATCGCAGCCGTCACATCAACCAGTGCCGTGCCCGCCTGCACATCCGCGATCTGCGCTGCGGTCATGAAGTCAAACACGCTCACCACATCGCGCATCTTGCTCTGCGCTGTGCGGGGGACGGCTCCGGTGCCGGCTTGGAGGAAGCCTACGAGGTTGGAGCCGTCGTTGTCGTCGAGCCGCGTGAACGCGACTTTCTCAGTATCCAGTTCATTAAGCGCAGCCTGCACCGTGGAAGCCGCAATGCCACCTGCGGGAGTGTTGCCGATCAGGGCCGCGCCGCCGCCAGCAGCAAGGTCAGACGCGATCTCCGCGATAGCCGTAGGTACTGTGGTGGAAGAAATGAACCCCGCAGGGGTGTAGGGCAGATCGCCCACGAGGCCCGCAGCAAGCTGCGAGCGCAAGATGCGCTTGGTCGTACTCGCGTCGGTGTCGAAGATGACGAGATTGTCATCGTTGGCCGTGCTGGCACCCGCAATGGCGGGTAGGTCAGGGATACGCTTTCCGGGCATCTTCAATCTCCAAGTGAACAGGGGGCACGTGGCCCCCTGTCAGTTTACATCACGACGGCAGGAGTGGAACAGTGAACCAGTCCACGTCGTCGATGGCGATGAACATCGCAGCAGTCTTTGCCGCCATACTCAGTGCGCCCGTCGTTGCCGTGCCGCTGTTGATCTTGTCGGACGCACCGGGGTACACCTTCAGGATCGCGTTGGCCGCGTCGGCGTTCTTGATGATCACGACCTTGCCAGCCGCAGCCGCAGGCAGCTTCACACCTTTGGTGCCGTCAGCACCAGTGGCATGAACCACGCCATACGCCCTGATGGCAGCAGCGTTCGTGTTGTCGTTGCCAGCCGCAGCAACTGCTGCAACGGGCAGAGTGACGTTACCAGTGAGGGCACCAGTAACACCACCAGAAGCAGTCAACGCGCCAGTCACAGTCAGCGTTTGCAAAGTCGCATTGCCGCTGTTGATGGTCACGTTGTCTTGCGCAATACCGCGATAGACACCCATGATGTTCTCCTTTCATGTGGGGGGCCGAAGCCCCCCGTTGATTAGCTGACGTTGGCGACGATTGCGAACGCTTTCACGACGCAGTTCGTAGGTACGGCAGTGTTGAGCAGGAGGTCGATGGTGTCCGCCGAGGTAACAGCGGTGGGGTTGGCAAGGTTCTCGATGCCGTAGCCCAGAGCGTTCGACGCCAGATCGTTCGCGTAGGCGTTTGCAGCAGCCGGAGAGCCGCCAGTGAAGCCCAGATCGAACGTAGCCGTGGTGTTGGTCGCCTCGACTTCAGTCACGCGCAAGCCAGCAGTCAGCACCACCGAACCGGCAGGCAGAGCGATAACTTGCAGCGTGTCGCCAGCGGTCAGTGCGGTAGCACCAGCAGCCGAACGAGCAGCGACGATCTTGGCGAAGTCAAGCTCAACCTCGAACTTGGAGACTTCGGTCACGTTGGCGGGGAAGGCAGCGGTGCCCTTGTTAAACCCCAGAGAGTCAGTGTATGCAGCCATTTCAAATTCCTTTCAAAGTGTTTGGACAGAAGGGGGCCGAAGCCCCCATTCATCAGGCCAGAGTGACGACCGATTGGGCCAGCGCCTCACCCTTGACAACCTTGTAGCCGTAGACTTGCAGACCACGGATGATGTTGCCGAAGGTGGACTCACTGCGGATGGTTTCCATGTTCGTCATCTGCGATGCGAACGTGAAGCCCATCTTGTGGCCTGCCACGATGTTGTACTTGGTCGAAGCGCCCGTACCAGACTTGGACAGGTTGTGCGACACGTACACGGTGAAGCGGTCGATCATGCCCAGACGACCGTTGCGAACGATGGACATGCTGTCGCCGGTCAGCGAAGCGTCCTTCAGTTCGGACTTCTTGATCAGGCCAGCCATCTTGGCGGGGATGACCACGAAGCGGTCTTGCTCAGGGGCATTGGCCTCGTCCAGCACGGTGCCCAGATCGACCAGCAGATCGACGACGGAGGTGGTGCTGGAAGCGCCATCCTTGGTCACGGTCAGCGGCGAGCCGGTGGTACCGAGGTTGAACGAACCGGAGATGCGGCCAGCGGTCGCGCCCTTGTTGAAGGCGTCGATGTCGGGCAGCATGTCGGTCAACACGCGAGTGTCGATCTTGATCTTCATACGCTCGGAAGCGTCCTTCGACCAAGTGTCCATCAAGTTGATGTCCGACTGAACCTTGTCCACATCGTCCTCAACGCAGGCGAAGTACTCGCCCTTGTCGATGACCAACTGAATCTTGGGCTTGTCGGGGTTCTCGACGGTCAGGGTCTGGCCCTTCACGTAGTCGCGGATGGTGATTTCCGGCGTGGTGCGGATGTTCACGGTGTCGCCGTACTGGCGAATCTCACCCTCGTAGTCGGTGTTCGAGATCGCTGCGAGCACGGTGGCGTCGTAGAAATTCTCGATCAGTTTGCCCGACCAAATTTCGGGGATGAAGTTGCCGCTGTAATTCGGGCGACCGGGGGAAACGGGAAAAGACATGATGAAACTCCTCTAATCAGGCATTGACGACAATGCGACCTTCGCGCTGTGCGGCGAAGATGTCGCGTTCGGTGCGGTCACGCTCCTGCTCACGGCCTTTGTACTTCCCGGAGCGGACATCGTTGAAGAACTTCTGGATGTCAGCAGGGCTGTAGGTCTTGGCCTTGTTGGTCGAAGTGGCTGCACCAGCGCCGCGAGAGCGGCCCGGAGCAACCTGCTTCTCCAACTCGGAAGCGGGGGCGGTACCAGTGGATTGAGCAACAGCGGCTTGTCCAGTAATCTCAAGCCAAGTGCGGAAGAAGTTGACCACGCGCCGTGCATCGAGATTGCGCTGCGCGTCATCAAGGTAGGTCTGGCGGGTGATGCCAGTCAGCGGATCAGCCTCCAGCAGCCACGACTGGAACTCCTCGTTCGAGTTGATCTCACGGAAGTTCGGCACGGCAACGGCGAGGTCGGCCCAGAACTGCTGCTCGGCGCTCATCTGCTGGCGTTGTGCGAGGTTCTGCACCTGCGGCACCACGTTGACCTGCATCTGACGCAGCATCGACTCGATCTGGGCAAGGCGCTGGGCCACGGGGATCAACTCCTCGCGGGACACCTTGCGCATCACATCCAGCGACTCACCGTACTCCTCAACATCCTTGTCGGTGACGAGCTTGTCAACGACCGGCTGCGCGGGGGCTGCGGCGGTCTGCTGCTGTGCAGACAGCGATGCGAGCAACTGTTCCATCTGCTGTACGCGCTGGGACATCTCGCGGTTCTGCTGGTGCAGGCGCGGGACTTCAGCGTTGTACATACCTTGGAGGGTCTTGTACTTCTGCAAGACCGTTTCTTCCGGCACGTTGTCGGCACCCGGCTTTTGCTCACTTGCGGGTGACGGAGCAGCATTGTTCGGAACAGCGTTCTCGTCGGCGGGGGGAGTGTTGGCGGCGTTCTCAACGGGCGCGACGGTTCCATCGGCAGGAGCGGTGCCCGTGCCTGTGTTGTCGTCGGTGTTGAGTTGCTTGTACAACTCCTGAACTGCCTCGGTCTGTTTGCGAATTTGCTCTGGAAGTGCCATGTTGAACGCTCCTATCGGTGTGCGTGATTAGACGGCGAGTTACATCATAACTTTGCCGCTACGGCAGGGGACTCTTTGGCGAACTCGATGAGTTCGGTCAGCATCTGGCAGCGCCCCTGAAAGACTGCCGGATTCTCGACTGCATAGGGCAGGCGCTTCATCTCATGCGCGAGTACGCCTTCCATCCACGCCAGAAGCTCTGGGTGTTGCCGGACGGCTTGCGCCAGTCCTTTGATGACTTGCGGCTCGGGCCTGATCATGCAGCAGCCCTCCCAACTGTGTTGGCCTCTTGCCCACCTTTGGGAGTACCGTCAGGCTGCGTCGGGGTACCCTGCGGGGCCTGCGCCTGCTGCTGGGCAGCAACAGCCATCGCCCGCGCCTGAATACGCTCTTGGTAGCCAGACTTATCCCGAGATGGAACAACGTCCTCCACAGGCATTTGCAACCCTTTCGCCACTTCCCGCAGGATGGTGGCGCGTCCTTCCTTCCCGAGAATCTCAAGATCGACGGGGTTGGCGGTTGCGTTGAGGAACTCGATGCGGCGGATGTTGACCGTCTCCTTGACCGCGAGATTGATCGCGCCCTTGGCAATGACTTCAACGTCGCCCTTGATCGACTCGTCTTCGTCGTAGCGCATGTTGTACACGAACTGACGCATGACGATGGGTTTGACCACATCGGTGTCGATGTGCATGACCACCTGCCGGATGCCCTTGCCCGCCGCGCCCATGAGCATGGACAGGCCGGACGACGTGCGCCCAGCGCCCTGCACATTGAGGTCGCCGTAGACGTAGGCCGGGATACCGGAGTGGTCGTCAGCCAGACGGCTGAACTTCTCGTAGACGCCCATCAACTCAGTGGCCCGCGAATCGGGCTGCGTGAACCGGATGGCCGGTGCGCTCGAACCCACAGGGTCGTTGATGGTCTGCCAGATTTTCCAAGGCGACAGGTTGGTGATGTCCTCGTTGGGCGGCAGACGCTCCACGTTGACCTCGACCTGCGGGCCGCTGCTGATCCCCATGTTGTTGACCAGCGCACGGGCAGCGGCGTTGCACACGCCCTGCAAGTCCTCGATGATCTCGGGTATACCCTTACCCCAGAACGCGCCGGGGCACTTGATGAACGAGGTCTTGGCGTAGGGCTTCTCCCCGAGGGGGTCATAGTTCAGCACCGCCTTGATGACGTAGTTGCCCACCAGCCAGACGTTGGCGTCGTACTCGCGGGCTTGGTCGGGAACCTCCTCCTCGGACAGCCCCCACTCGACCAGCATCTTGCCGCTGACCTTGCCCCAGAACTCCAGCGCGTCGAACTCGGTGGTCGGGCGCATGTAGGCGTAGTACTTGCGCTCCTCCTCGTCCTTCTGGAGTTCCACGTCCTCGTTGATCCACGAGGTGCCGTTGCCTTCCTCCAGAATCTGCCGGATGGCGTCTTCGTCGTAGCCCGGAACGCCGATCAGATCGGACAGTTCCATGCGGGTCATGCGGTGCAACTCGAACAGGTAGCCCTCGTTGATGTCGCTGATCCCCGGCTCGGGGTAGATGCGGAACGGATCGACCCGCTCGTACTCAGGGGCCAGCCGCTCGATGGGTTCGACCACGGTGCGCCCAGTAGCGTCCGTCTTCCAGCCCAGCGCCCGCTGACGCCGCACAATCGGCCCCTTCACGAAGGCCGCAGGGTACGTCACCAGATCGGTGATGAAGTCGTTGAAGGACTGCTCCCAGCCGCCTTGGGCGAACTGATCCTGAATCTTGATCTTCATCCGGTCAGCGCGGTTCTGCGCCTCCCGCATGATGGCGAAGCGGTAGTCCTGCGACACCATCTCCTTGATCTCGCGCATCTCCTCGGTGTTGGGAGCCTTGCCGTACTCCTCGACCATCTTGAGCACGCGCTCTGCGAACATGGCCTGCACTTCCTTGGTCTGCGCAGGGTTCAGGTCGGGGATGGGGGTGGCGTGCAAGTCCCACGGGGGCGAGCCGTTGTCGAGCAGGATGTCCCGAAGCCACGACTCCGCAGCGCGGCACTTGACCTCGGTGATCATCATGTAAATCTCGGAGCCGCCCTGCGCACGAATCTGTTGCAGCTTGTCAGCTTCGTACTCGCCGTTGCGCTGCCGCATCGCAGCGAGCATCTTGTACTCGATGGGGCGCTTGGCAAGGCGGGCAACATCCCAGCACTGGCGCAGGTACCCGGCCAGCCCGAGGATCACAGGCTGGTTCTGACGCTCTTGCAAGGCGCGGTTCGTCGCCTCTTGCTCTTGCTTCGCAAGGTCAGCGTTGGATACCACTCGCAGGAAGGTCAGTCCGGCCATTTACTTGTCCCAGTAGGAGCAGGTGTTGTAGTTGTCGCGGGCCTCGACGCGCTCCTCAAGCATGTCCATCGCGTACTTAGGGGAGGTGCCTTGGTTGACCATCTTGGCCGCTTCGCGCAGCGACTCGGGCCGGGTGATGGCCTTGTCCTTGCGGAAGTCTTCCTGCTCCATCAGGCCCTTCTTGTAGAGCATACCGCCTGTGACGGTACGAGGCGTGAGGGGGACTTCCTTGCCCATGCCATTCTTGGTGGGCACGTACTCAGAGCGCGGCTGCTTGGCAGTGATGCCCGAGCCATCCATCTTGGGATTTGTTGAGTACAGTGTTGAAGGTTTGGTCGCCATGTCAGCCTCCTAGCGGCAGGGTTCTATCACGAAGTATACACGTGGTCAAACAAAAAGAAACCCCCGAGGCATTACGCTCTCGGGGGCAACCCTCGGAGACAGGGAGGGGGGAGGTGACAACTGCGGCTAGCAGTGGTGTAAGCATATCACGTCCAGCCCAGTGCGGGTACCCGTTTGATCTCGCGGCGCTGCTGAAGCTGGTGCCCCTCGCTGGCGTTGCCGATGTGGAGCATGAGGTACTGGAGGGCTTCGGCCACGTGCGAGTGCTTGTTCTTGTCGATGTCGCCATCACCTCGCGGCTTGTAGCGGTACCCGCCCATCATGGCCGCTTTGAGTTGCGTGCAGCGCGGATCGACGAGGAACGCCGGATCGCCGTCCACCTGCCGCATGAGGTACTCGTCCACGGCGTTGATGCGGGCCGAGACGTTGTTGGTCTTGGCCGGGATGACCTTGAACCCCTCGGCTTTGATGATGTCCACCGCGCTGCGTTCGTCGGTCTGCGCCCGCTGCACGCCTGCCGGGTCAACGACGACCAGCACCGGAGCGCCGGGGAAGCGTTCGTACAGCAGGGGCTTGAGCATGGTGCGCACAAACCGCTGGATGCCCATGTCGAACGAGACGCACTCGTCAAGTATCAGTGCTCGCCCCCTCGGGTCTTGCTGTCCAAGAACGGCAGCGGGAGTAAGTCCCAAGTCCATACCGACCACCACAGGGCGAACACCATTGACGATAGCGCGAAGGCGCTCCTTGCCCATGTGGTAATCGGGTCGAAAGTACTTGTAGACCGGCATCCCTGCGGATGACAGGCCATACTCGCCGTCGATGTAGACCCGGATGTACTCCTCGGATCGGCCTTGGGTGTCGTAGTATCCATCGGGCAGGTTCTCAATGTTCTCGGCGTAGGCGCTGCGCCCGGAGGGCTGCTTGAACACCTTCCACCCGTTGTTGTTGGGCGACACCCCGTCTTTGGGGTCGAGGCCCTCCATCTGGTAGTACCACCACGTGTCCATCGTGGGCGGGTTGGTGTCGCCCCACATGCCGTGCCACGTCGGCCCGCCGTCCTTGGCCGAGGGGAATCGTCCAATCCGTTTGGACATGGCGTCCACGATGTCGGGGTGGATGTCGCGGCACTCGTTGAACCACGCGAAGGTCAATTCCAGCGAGTTCAGGTTGGCAACGTCGTCCGCATCATCCAGCGCCCGGAACATGATCTCGCACTCCACGTCGCCCACCTTGAAGAAGTAGGTCTTGGTGGTGCGCATGTACTGCCCACACACGCCCGGTGGGAACCAGTCGAGGAAGGTCTTGATGGTCGTGTCCTGCAACTGCCGCGCCGTCTCACGGACGATGGCCGCACGGGTGCGCCGGATGCCCTGCGCGTTGGGTTCCTGCATGGACGCCCGTCGCACGATCTCGAAGCTGGAGGTCACGGACTTGCCCGAGCCGACCGGCCCCATTAGGACGCGCATCTTGGCGTCCGAGGCCATGAACTTCTTGCCCGTCGGCGGGGGTGTGTAGTTGATGTCAAGCGGCACGGGCAGTCTCCACGCAGGTGCAGTTGCGCCCTTGGTTGCAGTCCCCGGTGCAGTCGGTCTTGAGTCCTTCCAGCAGCAGGATCACGAACTCACGGCCATGCTTCTTGCTGCGGGTGATCTTGGTCTGGAAGGACTGCTCCTGTCGCTTGAGTTCGTTCTCGACGGCCACGGCCTCGGTGGCGGTGCGCACCTTGAAGGAGCGGAACCCGTTGAAGTTCTGGGTGAACAGGTCAGTGATGTTCGATGGGAGTCGCATCTTCAACTTCGTAGGTGGGGGCTTCGATGGTGCGGGCGTCTCGCGGGTCGCTGCCAAGGTTGATGGTGATCTTGACACCACCGGAGGTGCTCTCCTGCGGGCCAGCGTCCTTCGGCTCCAGCCCCGCCCACTTGACGGTGCTCTTGATCAGGTCGGCCTTCACAGCAGGAGATACTGCTGGATCATGGATGAGGAGCCACGAGGTGGTGAGCAACTCCTCGGCTTGGGCGCGGGCCTTGAGCTTGAACGTCAACCCCTTGTCGCGCACCTCGTTGCGGTAGCCCTCCACCTTCTTCAAGAACACCGGGTCGGCGTTGAAGGTGAGGATGTCGTTGGCCGAGATGTTGTGCCGCGCCATGACCTCCTGCAACGTCTCACCACTGCCCTCAAGGGTCAGGGCCACGTCGAAGGCCAGTCGGTCGTTCCACTTGGTGTGGTTGAGGGGTAGGTTGTCCATGAGCGCAGTGTAGCACCGGGGGTGACGAGGGTGTCAAGAGGCTTGGGGGTGCGGTAACTTTACACGTTGCTTTTTTCGGGTCTTGGTTTAAGGGGTTGGGATATATACGGCGGGGGGTCGTTTGCGCCAGTCCATGTACCCCCCTCCCCCCGGCCTGCCTCGTGCCCGCGCTGGCCGCGCCGCGCAGCAATAACCCTACTGGCGGCAGGGTCAAAACCCCCTCTGGCGCTGGGCATACTTGACACCGATGTCAGGTTATGAGAGTCTGAATTTGTCGATGCAGTGATCGCACCGCTCGGCGCAGTACCCGCTCTTTAACAATCCATGGAGCTGTCTCTTTGCCTGATGGCCTTCGTTTAGAAGGTTGCATTCTGCTACCGGATGAGGGCCATCACTTAGGAGATAGCTATGTCTGCAAAGACTTTTGACGGTTCCGTGTCCATCGTGCTGAACACCAAGGGCGAGATTGCCCTGAAGAAAGACGCCGAAGGCAAGTTCTCAGCCGAGAACGCCAGCGAATGCTACCAGACGATGACCAAGCTGGCTAAGGCCCGCAAGGCTTCGATCAACAAGTACTCGCTGTTCATGGTCGAGAACGGCACCGAACCCGTCCTGCTGGCGAACCGCTACGGCAACCCGTACATCGCACTGCTCCCCAAGCGTGCCGATGGTCAGGTGAAGCGTAACGCAGTAACCAAGCTGGCCTAAACCGAAGCCGGGGCGCAAGCCCCGGCCTTTCCTTTGCACTGGAGAACCCCATGAGCGATGACCTCAAAGCATTCCTTGGCGCACTGATCGCCGCCCCCATCATCTACTTCCTGCTGGTCGTGGTGATGAGCTTCTGACCACAGCCCGCTGCCGCAAGGTGGCGGGTTTTCTTTTGGCCCTCTCTGGCGTGCGGCTCGCGCTGGGGAGGGTCACTGCTTGTTGTTAAGTATAGAGACTATACGTCGGGGGGTCATGGCTCGCACTTGCGGCGCTGCTTTACATCGCGCATCTCAAGCTGTCTGTGTAAAGTTGATGGCTAACTTGACAGTTAAAGTGTAATGTTATAGCTAACTTGACACAATCTAACTATACACTGCAACAATCTAATTTTTACCTGACGCGCTGACCCCTGTTTTACCCTACGTAACTATACAAGTTTACACGTGTCAAGTTAGCAAAAAGTCCAATGAAATCAACCACTTGCGCGATTTTGCCAGAGGAGCCACAGACATGAGTTGATATAGATAAGTTAAAAAATCTATGTTTTTACTGTATATAACATAAACCCTGAGAGAGACTGCTCCATTTCATAATGTGCAAGGCCCCACTCTCTTAATTTTTTGCGCAACATTATCTCCAAAAACGTAGATTATTTAGATCGTAACCCGTAACCCATTGATTTCATTGGACTTTTTTGATCTACGAGCGATCTAACTTGACAGATTTTCGTAGATTGTTTACATGTACAGTTTAGATCAAACTCGTTTCCACCCCCAATTCTCTTGGGAAAGCAGCCGCAACTTGACGCCGCCCCGGCCCGGCGGTAGTCTGGTTGTGGGCCTCGATGGCCCTTTGTAAACTTCTTCAACCACTGTAAGGAGCCTATCATGGCAAAAATCTACAACGGTAATGTTTCCATCATCAAGAACCTCAAAGGTCAAATCACTGTCAGCCCCGATACTGAGGGCAAGTTCAGCCATGCCAATGTCCAAGAACTTTACGACACCATGTGTAAACTTGCCAAGAAACACAAAGCTGAGTGCCGTTTCTACAAGCCAGAGGCCGGTGGTGATACACCGATCCTGTTCGCTGACCGTTGGGGCAAGCCCTATGTGGCAGTTCTCCCAGCCCGTAAAGCCCCCGGTGAAACCACTGTGACCCGTC